ATGTGCGGACGTTTCTCGCAATTCATGACCCGTGAAGAATACCTCGCAATATTGGCTGACGAAGCCGATCGTGATATCCCATATGACCCTGAACCAATCGGACGCTACAACGTGGCGCCAGGCACCAAAGTTCTACTACTCAGTGAGCGCGACGAAGAGTTGCACCTTGACCCGGTACTGTGGGGTTACGCCCCTGGTTGGTGGGATAAACCGCCACTGATTAACGCGCGCGTCGAGACGGCTGCCACCAGCAGGATGTTTAAGCCTCTCTGGCAGCATGGCCGGGCAATATGTTTTGCTGATGGCTGGTTTGAGTGGAAGAAGGAAGGCAATAAGAAGCAGCCATATTTCATCCATCGCGCTGACGGAAAACCTATCTTCATGGCAGCAATCGGCAGCGCCCCGTTCGAACGCGGTGATGAAGCAGAAGGGTTCCTGATAGTGACGGCAGCTGCCGATAAAGGCCTGGTCGATATTCACGACCGGCGGCCGCTCGTTTTGTTACCAGAAGCCGCACGTGAATGGATGCGCCAGGAAGTCGGCGGGAAAGAGGCGGAGAATATCGCAGTTGATGGCTCAGTGCCGGCCGATATGTTCGTCTGGCATCCGGTTACTCAGGCTGTCGGAAACGTCAAGAACCAGGGACCGGAGCTGATTAAACAGATTTGATTAAACTGTCGGGCTGCTGTCTTCTTTAACCCTGTCGATACTGAACGTCAGGACGCCGATAACCACCAGATCATCAAGCTCCTCGCCTTCTATCGCTTCACCATCTTCAGTGATAAATGCAGATCCCATCCATTTTCCGAAATAGCTGTGACCATCAAGGGACACCAGGAGTATGTCTCCCCTATCAAATCTGGTAGTTCTCTCGATGACTGCATAACCGGATGACGTCTCTATCGTCAGGCTGTTTGCAGACACCCCACAGAGATACTCAGGGGTGAGATTAGGCATTACATAATCGTCCGCTGGTGATGGAAAACCCATTAGTGAACCCTCCCCATGTTGCGAAGGATCCAGTAGCGATTGCTACTGTTGTCCGCCGTTTTATCGCAGAAATCAGGCTGATTGCGCTCTATCCAGGCGTTTGCATCATCTGGCGTAAAATGATGATTAACCAGCCGCAACTGCCTCACGAAGTCATCTGTATGAAGGAACCTGTAACCCTTCTGGCTGAGTTTAACTGCCGCAACAAAGGCTGAGTGAATGTCTGATTTACGTCCCATAGCACCACCAAGAGCACTGTACATAAACACAGTATCAAGCATTGAGACACTATCAATCAAATATGAAGCACCTATCAATAAACCACAATTGATAGGCAGGGTGGCGTAAAATACTAAAATCAATGCCAAGCGTCTGATTTTTCTAAATGACTATCACCAGAAAAAAAATTATAATTTTATACTTTGGCTTACAAAGCGTTCACAATCAGCAAAACGTTGCTGGACTTGAGGGTACAGGATGTTATTCAACTCTTTTGAATACTCGATTTTGTTCTTGCCGATAACGGCATTAATATACTTCTTTCTTAAGAAAGTGAATTTAAATCTTTCTAAGGTTTGGGTTTGTTCGATAAGTGTTTATTTTTACTCATTCTTTACTTATCAGTTCATTCCATTGCTGATAGCGTCAATGGCAATCAACTTCATACTTATTAAACTGATACTCTCGCATGGAAACAAAAAATACATTGTCTTGAATGTGCTTTTTAACGTAATCTCACTTGGTTACTTTAAGTACTGCAACTTTTTCGCATCAAATATTGATTCTATATTTGGATTGAACATTGGACATCTTGATGTCGTTGCACCACTGGCAATCAGTTTTTACACATTCCAGCAGATATCATTATCTGTAAGTGCTCATCGAAAGCAAATTACTGAAGTAACATTATTAGATTATTGCGCATATATATTATTCTTCCCTAAATTGATTTCAGGGCCAATAACTAATTATGAAATTATAACCAAACAGCTAAGCAGCAAAGACAGCTATCTTGGTAAGTATCTGGCTCCAGGATTGTTTGTATTTAGCGTAGGTGTTTTCAAAAAAATCGTTCTTGCATCCTACTTTGGCGCCATAGCAGATCAGGGGTATTCCGTTGTTTCAACATTGAATACTATTGATTCGTGGATAACCAGCCTGTCGTATACTCTACAGTTATATTTCGATTTCTCTGGCTATACAGATATGGCAATCGGGTCCGGGTTACTATTTGGGGTAATACTACCTCTTAACTTTAACTCGCCGTATCTGGCTACAGACCTTCAGGATTTCTGGAGACGCTGGCATATAACCCTGTCAACATGGCTGAGAAACTATGTTTACATTCCTCTCGGAGGAAACAGAAAGGGCGTGCCAAGAACTTATCTCAACCTGTTTCTCACCTTCCTGATCGGCGGTTTTTGGCACGGTGCAGGATGGAACTTCCTTGCCTGGGGGGCATTGCATGGTGCAGGTCTTGTTGTCCATAGATACTGGTCTCAGAATGGCTTAAAGATGCCATCCATCCTTGGCTGGTTTGTCACATTCAACTACGTCAATATCGCATGGATTTTTTTCAGAACAGAAAATATTACCGATGCTGTGACTATCCTTAAGAAGATGTTTGGGATGGTGAGTGGCACTGCAGATCCGGTAAAATTTAATCAGATCTTCTCTGATTCCTTTAGCTTCATATTCCCTGACCTTAATGTTCAAATGTGGCTGGTTTGCGCTGCAGCTATCGCCATCTGTCTTGTCCCATTCAATACAAACTCCATAATCTCAATGGCTAATTCGGACAGAAAAGGGGTCATATGGAACGCGGTGATTCCAGCAGCTAGTGCTTTGGCACTTTGTTTAGCGGTGTATGCATCACTTGGTGGTGGTAGTGCCGGTTCATTCATTTATTTTAATTTCTGAGGGATGTATGCGGTATAAGACTGGATTCGCTATCTTCATCTCAATTATCATACTGGCAGTTTTAGGCTATGGGTATGCTTTTATCAATCAGTACAATAAAGGTATCCCTGCTGAATGGTGGCTTGTAAACACTGTTGACTACAAAAATCTTGTTGCAGAAAAGCATTCAGGCAAAAGAATTATGGTCGTTAGTGGATCTAATAGCCTGTTCTCTGTGAATAGTAACGTTATTAAGGAAAAAACGGGTATTCAAACTATCAATATGGCAATGCATGCCGGCCTTGATATTGACTTTTACAAATATATTATCAAAAAGTACACCCACAAGGGTGATGTGGTAGTTATCCCACTTGAATATGAGTTCTATACTCGCCAAAATGCTTATAATGACTGGTTTGTAAACAACATGGCATCATGGGGAGGAAGCTATCTTAAGTCACTGCCCCCCACATCAGCAGTCAAACTTCTTACTTATCTTTCCCCGAAGAGAATATATGAAGGGATAACAACAGTTGAGCCTGTTAAGTTCGAAGATAAAAGCATCGTTAGCCAGTTCTATGAGCACAATGATGGCATCTTCTACGGCTACAATTTCAGAAGTATGAACGCTACTGGGGACATAAATGCAAACCCCAAAATTTCAGCGCAACAAGAAGCGGCGAAGGAAGCCCCACGGCAATGCCTGGGCAATAACCTGGTTGTGAGTGACTACACAATTAGAGAGTTGAAGGAGATTAAATCCATTGTCGAAAAGTCAGGGGCAACGATGATTTTGACATACCCTGTCTATATGAAAAACGCACAATGCTCGATGGATAACAAAGAGACTTCTGCGTCATTGAAGGTGCTTGCAGATACATTGAGCAAAAACGATATCAGTATCAAATGCTCACCCGGTATGTCTATGCTGGACCCCGTTTTCTTCATGGATCCGCCTTATCATGCTAATGCAATCGGAGCTGAGATAAGAAGCACTTTTCTTGGAGAGTGCTTAAAAGAAATTATTACCACAGGTGATGATAAGAACAGTAGAAAAATTCCTGTTGAAGTTTTAAGAAAAATGGAAGCTGAACTCTCGTCAAAGGTAGCTCATTAAAAAACAGGGCGCGTCAAGCGCCCATTTTTTTTACACTACACCCTTGAAAGATATGCCACCAAGACTCACCCAAGTACCACTTGTCATACCCCAAATTTTAACCTGACCGTTTTTCTCTATAATTACCCTCGCATTAACTGCATCAGCCCACACGACTTGTCGCGTAATAAATCGCGGTGATACGTTTCCTGGCAAAGTATAAATAACATCTCCATTCACAGGTGCCCCCACTCCTGTGAAGTTTAATAACCCATCAAGTGTCACTGTCCCATCAGAGTCTCTTGACCAGCGTGGGGTACTCTCACCACTCCCAAGAGACCAGTTAGTACCAATCGTCCCATTTAGTGGCATATGGGAAGTGTTAAGACTGCCACCGGGAGAAGCAAGACCTAAGATGGAATTGTAAAATGCTCTGGCGAATAGGTACCCAGTGTTAGCTGTTGGATGAATATTATCGTTAACTGTTGAATCCTGGTCAGAGCGGGAAGGGTCTGTAATGTAGTCAGGGAAAACTGGACCAATAACCTGGTTCATCTCAATGAACTTAACCCCAAGTTCGGCACATAGATTACGCAAGCCAGATCGATGGAACTTCCCTAGCCCACTACGAGTTGTTGGTTGACCTTTCCCGCCTACTTGATCTTGTCCATAGTAAATAGTTGGGCAGGCTACGATTACCTGATTACCATTATTAATTGCGTTGTTAATCATATAGCGCATATTTGTTAGGTACGCAGACCCAGTCACTCCACCTTGGATGTCATTCACCCCGACCATCATTAGGCATAAATTATAATTACCTAGGTTTACTCCATCCATAATTGTTCGCTGTGCAGCGGAGTCGTCACCTGGTCTGGAGTAGTTATCAACAGTGGCTAAGCGTATACCGTTCATAGCATCAAAAGATGTCTTCAATACAGAAGGCCATGATGCCCCTAAAGCATCAGAAGATATGCTATCTCCGAAACAGCATACATGAATAAATCGCCCTGTATCTCTTGAGAGATTAAGTCGTCGCGTTGGTGATGAGACAGTAATATTTCCAACCCCACCGCAGCCAAACCCGACATCTTGTATTTCTCCCATAGAGGAAACGTCTACTGTGTCAATGGCAAAACCATTTAGCATTAAAGTGAAACTAGTTGAGGAGTTTCTACGTAAGGTGATGTCACTCATAAAAAAGTTATAAGCTGGCGTGGAGGTCATACCCTGATAAACAAGATCGCCAGTTATAACCGAACCACCTGTTCTGATATTTCTAACTGGATTAGCTGTATCGTTGGCCAAACAGTTATACCAAACTCGACCCAACGTGCAATTAACCATGACTGTGGCTATGGTTGTGGTGCCAGATGATGGTGCATCGAAGTGACAGGAAAACTCTTCATTATCGGCAATTGGAGCAAATCCAATACTCTGTTTGTTGTTATCAGAGTTAGCAATCACATAACCAGTGTTGCTGGTTGCCGTAGGTGTCACTGTTGTTGAAGTGTCTAGCCCTTGGTCAAATTGACGATAGTACATACCCACAGCAAGATCGCTTTGATTTGGAAATATTTGTTTAACCGTTGAAATATCCCTATCTGCAGCGCTTGTCCATACCGGTCTGTCTGCTTTGTCATATCCAAGTGACTGCGGGTAGTAAAAGTAAACATCTTGATTTGTATAGTGGATTTTTACGAGACTTGCATACCGAGCCGTTGAACTGATGTACCCTCCATCAACGGTAGAAAGGATCACATTCTTGTCAGTTTTCAGGATGCGGTTGTTCGTCCATGATGCGCTGGTTCCAGTGCCTAATTTATAATTAAGTCCGCCCAAAGCAGGGAAATAAATAGTCCCCCACTCTCCAACTGCTGCCGCTGCACTCTGTAACGCAGCTGAGTTATCAGTAACTCCGTCTCCATTACCTCCGAAATCCAGGATGTTTACAACGCGCTTGTTTATTTCGTGCTGATTAGTTGCAATGGCCCCAGCATAAGGCTGCTTTACGGTTAAAAGTGAATCACCTAATCCTGTAGAAGGGCTTGCAAGGTCAGACCTCAGGACGGTGTCACCAACACTCAGCCATTTACCAGGACCGATACCACCAGTAGATTCTGGTGTTGAATTTGCCGGAACCACTTTAGGCCCAGAGGCAAAAGAGCCAGTCCACTTGTAATAGGCGTTATCAGCGGTGTTAAACAACACTTCGTTAGGGTTTGCCACCGTAGCACCTGTGGTAAACGTCAGGCCGGTCAGAGTTACATAGCCGAACGCATTCATCACCTGCTGCGCGAGATAGTTGATTCCTTCAATGGTGTAATGTTTACCACCGAAGCGATCGATATACGTCCAACCCTGCGAGGTTACGAACTCATCGATTTTCCCGGCATTGAATTTCAGGTCGCGCGGGGATTCGCTTGGTACCGGCATGTTAGTAGGTTGCGTCGCCATATTTTTTCCATAAAAAAACCCGGCGCAGTGGCCGGGTTGTGCTGTGAAGGAGGTGGTTTATTCGTAGATCTTGTCGCTGTACTCAGCGAGAGTTAGTGCGGTGCTACCCTTTCCATCTGGTTGCTTGGCGGTTACAGTCCATCGCCCGGCGTCCAGCTCCTCTGAGGTAGCAATTGCGTACCGTGAAGGTGACTGAACGTCGACGCCGTCATAGAGATTGAGAGTGATAGCGGGAATTGCTGCGGTGAATCCGAACGGCGTGTCGGCGCGCGGTGATGCAGGATAGCGCGCCGTAGTCGCCCCCATTGAGTCGGTTATCTGAACGAACATCGAGCCGGAGAAAGTGATCCTCTCGCTGGTTTCAAAGTAATTTCCGGTGCGCGACACGATATAGCCAGCCTGCTGATTGGTGTCGTAGGTATCAGGTACCTGGACCATATCCCCGATATTCACCCATTCGCCATCAGCGAGCGCCGTGACAGACATCGTCATGCGGGAATAGATAAGTCGGCGGCACTCACGCAAGGCACGCTCATTAGCCTGGAAGCGGTTCCTGATATACAGCAGCTCGAACTTTTTCGCCTTTGTCGGCTGGCCTTCAACAATGCTGTTTCCATCCACCCGGTACCGCACGTAGTCCTGCTTGTTGGTGTCCGGGTTACGATACTGAACCTCCACGCCGTCAAAGCCGCCGGGAAGCGTCATGTCATAGGACAGTGAATATCCGTCTGGCTTCGTGTTTGATCGGTTGAAGATGGTGGCCGGCGACGTCTTTTTGCCGTCACGCGTGAATGACAGAACGCCATTATCATCGTAAACCGATACGCTGGCCGCATCGCAAATGGACTCCATGCGTGCCCCCAGAGAGATGTCCTCATCATCGAAGGTGTAGTCGAAGTAGCCCAGGCGCGGGTCGATAGCGTCGAGCTCTGCCTGTAACTGATACAGGCCATAAATATCGATGCTACTTTCACCTTGATTACCGACAACCAGCCAGTTGTGCAGCGCGATATCTGCAAACTTACGTGATGGCCTGATAGTGTAATCAACCTGCTGCGTCGCGACGTCGTAGCTGATAACGTGCCGGGTGATAAGCGCGTTATACTTGCGCTCACGCCCGCTGGTCGCGTTCTCGGTGGCCCTCACCTTTACGGTTACGAGCGTATCGTCCGGATACACAACGTTATTACGGATGTTCACCGAATGAATCTCTTCCAGCTGCAGCACGCTCCTGTCGTGACTGTTGTTTGTCCTGGTAAGGGAAATGGAGTACCTGCCAACCCCGGCCGCCGGAATGATTTTATCCGTCTGGTAAAAAGTATCTGACAGATCATCTCGTGGGTTCTGGACGTGGTATACGAACTCCTGCTGCGTACCGGGGAGCTGATTGTTATCGTCGTCAACTTTCCAGATGACCACCTTCCAGTCGGTGTAATCCTCCGGACCAAGCCTGGACTGCGTGTGTATCCATAACTGCTCCGCCGGTAACGGCGAGAAGAACGGCCCGACGGTAACGCCGGAATTCTGCATCAGGATAAATTTGGTCGTGTTTATCGTTGCGGTATCAATCGGGACGCCTGGGCCATTCAGCTGATCAAAGATAAACTCGTAGTATTGAACCGGATTTATCACCGCACCGTCGTCACTTTCTATGCAGTTGATGAGGTTGGCGCTGATAGTCACATCCTGCGTAACAGGTCCCTCAGTCGTCGAATACGTGATGTTGATAATGAATTTAACCGGCGATGGCCGCGGCAGGTCTTTGAAGAAATCGAACTCAGCCTGCTTGACGATCTTCATCGATACCTGGCCACCAGCATAATTACCGCTGACTACTGTATTGGCGGTCGCCGTTTCAACCGGGATATCATCGCTTTCGTTCGGGCCCGGCAACTCCTGACCATCAACGTCATCAAACTGGTACCCCTCCTGAATTGTCGGGATGGTTTCTCCAGGCTGATAAATCGTGTAGCTGGCGCCAGCCATAGAGCCGAGATTCGACTCTGAAAAGCGAACTGACGTGACGTCATACTTACCCAGGCCAAAGCACATCAACTCGGTGACGTATTTCAGGTTGCTCACATACTCAAAAAGCGACTCCTGAATCAGGTCTGGGAAGGCCCTTACCTGACCGAAGTTATCCGGCTTCGCTTCGCCGTTACGCGCGATGTTAGTCTGCCCTTTCAGGCTGTTGTTTGGTGATGTCTTGCTGTTACCGGCGGCAGCGGATCCGGCGTTAGGCTTTGGCATCAGGCCGGACAGAACCTTCTGCGTGAACTTAATCGGGTTGAGGTGCTCGAGTGGGTTAAGGATGGTCCCTATCAAGCCGCCGCCTTTTGGCTGGTCGAAGATGATAACCCGATCAGACTCATGGAGATGGAATGCCAGCTCATCATCCGGCTGCAGCTCCCTACCGTTCACGTTGATTCTGACGTCTTTGTGCAGGCTCTCCTGCATCAGCCAGTCAGAGAATACCGTACCGACCTCTACGACAGCCCTGTCCTTAGGCAGCCCGGGAACTCGCTGGATCTCGATAATCGGCATACTGGTAAAACTCCACTCTGGTGAATAGCTTTTGAATTGTTCTGATGGCGTCAGGCCTGACGTGCCCGTTTTCCCCGCGGCTGTGTAGCGCACGGCCATCAACTATCAGCCCGACGTGAACCGGCTGACTCCCCACCCACGCCACGAAGATACCGTCCTCCGCAAACACGTCGCAGCGCTTCCAGAAGACAACATCAGCGTCATAGCAGGTCAGGAAGTCGTGGCCACACTCGTAGTCAGGGGACTGGTGTATTTCGATGCCAAGAACGTGACGGTAGTAAAGCACCACTAGCCCCCAACAATCTGCCGCCTCGAAGCTACACGCCCGGTTTCGCCACGGAATGCCAGTGACAAGAGACACAAACTCATCTTTAGACATTCTGCAGCCCCGGGAACTCTTCTACGGTATACAGGCGCCCAACGTTGCGGTTGAGCGGGTTTATGCGGGTAAGCGGACAGGTAACGTCCTTGTCATCCATCGAGCAGTCGCTGACATACAGCGTCCACGACTTAATCGCCGTCCCCATATCTGCAGCATCGAACTGCTGATAAGTGGCAGATATTGGTGTGATGCGGTCGAAGGCCTTCCACTGCTTCAGCTTTTGCTTGAAGTCCTGCGCCAGTCGGCTGAATTTTACAGTGCTATCGAGGATCGGCGTATTGCTCTGCTGGCTTTCCGTAAGATCCATGCGGCACGGCGTGTACACCTGTCCGCCGAGGGTCTTCGGAAATATTTGATTATTCACCAGCCTCACATAACCAAAAACCGGACTGTAGAACGTTATCGTTTCGTACAATATCCGGTTCGGTCGCTGACTTTGAAACTCTCTGAGCGTTGGCATTATGGCACCCTAGGCAAACTTTCCGGGTCCCGGTCGTCTGGGTAGCCGGTCACGATAATATCCAGCCATGACGCCCACGGCGGCGGAAGCTCGACAATGATGTCGTCGTAGTCGTCATCAGAGTTAACCAGTTTCCGCGCAACAACGTCACCGCTCCAGGTGAATACTGACCCGGATTGCGACCATGTCGGCCACGAAAGGAAGTGCAGCTCCTGTATCTCAATTCCGGTGTCGCCAGTCCCGGTGCCAATAGGCATCGTGAACCACTGGTTGCCGTTGTCGAGATAGTTGGGGCTGCGCACCCATTGCATGAAGGCCCGGTGTTGGTCACGCGTGAATATCCACGTCAGTGAGAACGTTGTTTTCAGGTCGTCGGTAAGTTTCTGGAATATCGGCGCGCCGACCGTCGGTTGGTCGGTCCGAAAGCCGGTATCGGTGGCCGGTGTTTTTCCTTTTTGCGCCAGCGGGAGCCAGTCAGGGTATGGGATAGCCATTATTAGCTCCTTGCCTTTCGTGGCGCGGTGAAGTTTCTCTGTATTGCCTGACTTGCGAGACCGCCATTATCCATGTCATAGATAAACGCATCGACAGACCATCCACCTTTTCCATCAGGCGTTGCCTGGGCATCAACTGTGGCACCGGTGTAGTTATTGATATTCACAACCACACCGCCTCCTGTAGAACCACTGTTAAGGTCTTTGTTGCTGATGACCTTCCCGTTGTCACCTGGGATCATGTACTGGCTACCATTCGATGCCTGGTAAATTTCAGGCATTCCGCCCTCACCTACCTGGTACATCGAACCTGATGAAACGGGACCACCGTTTTTTCGCTTACCAGCGATTCCACCAGCCATTGCCATTGCAGCTATGACCGCACCGATACCGATGGCCGCCGCCCCACCAAACGAGCCGATAGACGCGACGATGGCCGCCGGTGTCCATGCAGCCGTTGTTGCAGCAGCAGATGATACGCTGGCTGCCGTGGTTGTCGCTGTCCCTGCTACCGCTGCAGATGTCGTAGCGGTAGTAGCAGCAACCTGAGCTGCGCTACCGGTAATGGCAGATTTAACCCACTCAACGCCCATCTGAACAAATCCGTTGATCAGACTGTTAAGCGCATTACTGGCAAGAGAATACATGGCCTCCTGCGCAGACATGCTCCCGGTTACGATTCCGGTAAACGCGTTGGATGCGTTACCAGCAAGCGAATCAAAACCATTTGCAAGCACCTGGTTCCCAAGATTCTGGTTTTTCCAGAGCTCCCACATGGCCGCAGTGCGCTGCTGGTCGTACTCAGCATCAGCGGCTTTGCGTAGTGCTAACGCATCCTGGTGTACAATCAGGCCTTGCTGTTCAAATGCATTGATGAGCGCAAGCTTCCTGGCATTTTCGTTTGCCAGTTGCTGCACAGGATCTACAGCACCAACCGCATCCTGCTGTGGTGTAACGGCTTGCTGTGAGCGGATTTTTGCCAGATTTGCCTGGTGGGTTGCTTCCAGTCGCTCAGCTGTCTGATTGTACTGCTCCTGGCTGATTTTCTTCGCAGCCAGTGCTGTATCCAGATCTTCAACATCCTGCTTGTAACTGGCGTTTTCACGCGCCTCAGGAAGAAGTTTCTCCGCTGCTGCCTGCGCCTTTATGGCGTTGGCAGTGTCCCATTTTGCTGCAGCGTATTGACCAGCCAGCGCGATCTGCTCTTTTGTGGCCCCTTTTCCTAGAGACTGCTGAGCATTCAGAATCGCCTGCTCACGGCTCAGCTTGTTAGTTGAGTCTGCGGCAAGCTCTGATTGTTGCTTCAGGTTCGTCAGCTTCTGAGCAATGGAGTCAGCCTGTGAAGCACCTTTTTTCTGCTCTGATTGAAGCGTTTTCTGCGCCTGCGTATTTTTGTACGTAGCCGCAGCGTCATCTTCCATCTGCTTGGCGTGCGGGTCATCCTTCGCAAACCCGGCATCTTCGGCAGCGTATTGTGCCTGCAGCCGTGCGCGTGCCTCACCCTGCAATTTCGATAGCGCCAGGCTACGCTCTGACTGCTTGATGAGGTTCTTCTGCCCAGCAGTAAGATTATCGGTCGAACGTTTAAGGCTATCGACATTGAATGAAGCGTTTGCAGCCTCTCTGGCGAGCTCAATGATAGGACCAAGCAATGCGTTTATTGCTGCCTGTCCATCATTTGATGCTGGCTTAAGGTTCTGCAATTTAAGCGCCAGATCCTGTAAAGCCTGCGGTGAAGGGTTTTTGCTGAGGTCAGACAATTGCTTCGATAACTCAAAAGCAGCCTGATCGCTAATGCCAAATTTAGAGGCTAACGCGCCAACTGTGTTGGCAATGCTCATTCCTGTAGCGTTCCATTCCATACCAGCAGAGCTTATTTGCTTCAGCGCTTCTGAGTAGTTACTTGTTGTGATATCAAGTGCTGCAAGGCGGTCATTGAACCCCTGAACTGAAGCATAACCTCCAGAGAATGCAGATAACGCTTTATCGCCAAAAGAAATGAATGAATTCGATGCATCGCTAATGGCTTTTGGAATCTTAGCAATCGCCTGGTTATACTCCAGCAACGCCTGGTTACGCATCAGCGTAGCAACTTCAGCATTGGTTTTTGCGAGAAAGGCATATTTGTCTGACAGTGCGGCTACGCCATTGATAGAGACGTTGACGACCTTATCCATTGCCTCTGCAGCGTCTTTCAGCGCATCCATGGCGTTTTTGCCGCCGTTGAGCGAGGTGATCAGCACACCAGCCAATACAGACCCCAGCGCGATGAATGCGCCTACAATTGCGCCACCGGGACCAAATGCTCCAGCCAGTTGCGATCCCTGCTGAGAAAAAGCCACTAGCGCCGACTGTCCACCCTGGACCTGCACGATAAAGTCCTGAACCTGATAACCGGCTTGTTGCATGCTGGATTTCCAACTGCCAGTTCCTTTTGCTCCATTTTCAACACTAGTTTTCATGTCATACAGGCGACCGGTAAGCTCTCCGATCTTCTGCTTCTCTTCGTCGGTAGCCTTCGAACCAGCACGCAACTGAGCCGCCAATATTGCAGCACTTCGGGCCCCGTTATCCTGAGCCTCGTCCAGTATTGCCAGTTGGTTACCAAGTGACTCAATAATTGATTCAGCTCGTGTGAACTCACTATTTGCGCCGCCTGTGCCGCTGCGAGCCTCTTCCATCGCACGTGCGATTCCAGTAACGCTGGTATTAAGCTTGCGCAGCTGGTTATCCATGGAATTGGCATAACCGGCCAGTTCCGTAAACGCAGAGCCGGTTTGCGACGTACTCTGGTCGAGGTTGTCCATTCCCTTGCCGGACTGTTGGGCTGCAGCGTCCAGTTTATCCAGAGCATCAATGGCCTGTTTCCCGCCCTGAAGCAGCGGCTCGACATCGGCGCTGATTTCATAAACGATGCTGCCGGCGTTCTTCTCACCTGCCATGTCATTCTCCGGTTATTGCTTTTGCCCTGCGTGCGGCCTGTTTAGCCAGGTACTCGTCGGCGATACTGTCGTACTCTTCGCGAGTGAAGCCTTTCTGGTCCGGGTATTTTGCCGCCAGCAGCAACTGAAATTCGGTCATTGTTAACTGAGAGGCTTCGGCGCGATTCATGCCGAAGTGGCTTCGCGCCGCGCTAATGTAGTCGAAGGCTTTAAACTCAGTAGTGCGTTCGCTTGTTTCGTGACGCTGCAACTGGCGAACCTTGGCCTTCCCGACGACACCGTGCTGCATGAGGTGCTGCGCCAGCACGATGATGTCGTTCTTCGGCATTTGTCCTGGTCGGTAGACGACGCAATGCCGCCACCCCTTCCATTCACCTATCATTGGTGTCAGGTCGTCCTCGCAACATGCCTGTAGTACCAGCATGCAGGTTGATAACAACTTCTCAGCAGCGCGGTTGAATGAAGGCGATAACCACTCAGGAAAGCGCCCAAGCGTGACAGAACACACCTCAATGAGCTTAGAGACATCATTACCGTGGATTGTGGCGTACGTCTGCACAATCTCTTCCGGGGTGCCGATTCGCGTCATAGCCTCGAATGAAGGCCTAAGTAGATAGTCTTTCCCGCCTTCGCGGCTGTCACTGACAGATAGTTCGCCAATATCGGTTAAAGCAGTCATAGGCCTTCCATTAAACGGCCATTATCAAGGGCAGCACGCCGCCCTTTGGAATATCCGTTAAGTAACGGTCACCGTATGTACGGCCACAAAGTTGCCGTCTTCGGTGTTGATGATGATCTGCGCGCTGCCGGTGGCAACACGAGTAACGGTAACGGTGTTTCCAGACGCAGCAGCTGTTGCTTTGGTCGCGTCTGTAGTCGCTACAGTGAAGCCTTTGTTGGTAGCTCCAGCCGGTGCGATATTCACGGTGAAGGTGCTGGTACCGCCTGCCGTGCCGGTGCTGGTCGTCGGTGTTACCGTTACGCCAGTCACTGCGACTTCGCTGATCTCGTTCACCTCAATGGTGCTGGCATCACCGACTTTGAACTCGGTAGAGAACGTGACGATGTCGTTGGTACCGCCGTCAGAGCTCAGCGCAGTGATGTTCATGTAGCCGATAAATTCGACTGGGCCATATTCCATTCGAACCCAAATACCAGTCTGACGCTTTGCAGCAAGCTCGCCAGAGAAATACTTAATGAACTTGCCGACACCGTACTGATCCAACTTGTCCTTCTTGCGGACCTCACCATCAAAACTGAAAGTTAAGTCACTGTTGGTAATGATGGTTTCGACATAGCCGCCGCCGTCATCTGCATCTGAAGTAACCGTGTTCGGATTGAAGTCGAAGCCTTTGTTCGTGCCAGCCGCCAGAGATTTCCAGTCTGCTTCCTGCGGCTTTGCGTCCGGGCAGCCATCGGCAACTTCCAGCACGACTGCACCGCCGAATAGACGCTCATTAGAGCTTGGGCAATTCCCCATGAGAAACTTCCTCTTTGATGTGTAAAAAAGAAAACCCGCCGAAGAGGGTTATTTGGTTGGGATGGCTATTCGCCGTAAGTGCAGGCGAACTGAAGTCGGAAGACTATTCGCCCTTCTTCTGTGAGCACCGGCGCGGGGATTGCGCCCATGTTCTGGATGTAGCCGACACACTCGTCAGCCATGGGGTTGGCCTGGACGTAATCGACGATGCGCTGCACGGCATTGAGTGCGTCTTTGCGCTTATCTTTTGCGCCTACGACGTCGACCAGGACGTGATACTCAGAGCCGAGGTCAGTTCGAATATTCGACCCGCCATTTGGCCTGAATACCATGATCGCCTTCGACAGGTCGTCCGGGTCGTCGTACATCAGCTGCTGCACCGTGAAACCGGTCGTTAGCCCGGCGTCGCCGAACATTTTTCGCACCCGCTCATGCATCATGGGTGTCATAGCGAAAGCTCCTTGCGCATCACCGCATCAACGTTATCGCGCTCGTCATTTGCACCTTTTGTCAGGAATTGCGGCTCACCATGCGGATCCCAGTAGTTGCCCTTTCCGGTCCCGCCGCCGAACTCTTTCGGTTTCTGCGGACCAAATTCAGACCGATTACTGGTGACGCCGAAGTGAGCACGCGGCTGGCCTTTCAACTTGCCTGACGCCTCATGCACATACGCGGCATAATTGGCCGAATAACCAATGCGTCCGGTAATGAACACCCCGCCAGCGTCAATTTCCCGAAACTGGCTGTTAATCAGCGTTGAGGTGTCGATCGGAGTGTAGTAGGCAGCCCGGGCACCTATGAGAATCATAGCCGACTGCAGCGCACGGATTACCTTGCGCCCCTTGACGTCGTTGATGACATCGTTCAGGTGCTTCTTCGCCTTGCTGATGCCTTTCACTTTTATGCCCATGGTTACACTCCAGTCAGGATGGCGTAATCATCCGCCAGGCGCTCGAACGTGTCGGCATAGCGGATAACCTGTCGCACCTCGTCGGCACCGGCTACAACCGGGTCTGGTTCGGTCGACGCACCAATAAGCAGATAATCACCGGCAGCCGCCAGCGCGAACTCGGTCCAGACGGTGTTCTTCACGACGATTTCAGCGCCCAAACTGGCTAACTTCTTGCTTAGCCCGCCCTCGTAATCACAGAGGATTTGCGCTGGCTCGTCATAGCCCAGTGGGTCGCCGTATTCGTCATTGCCTTCCAACTTGCGCCAGATAGTCGCCGTGGCGGTATAGCTCCAGTTAGCTACAGATGACATCAGCCCTCCTTCCAGCGCAGCACCTTCGCGCCAGTCGCCCGGATGCGCTCGCAGTTAATGAACCACTCACCGTCTGATTTGACGTGACCAGTAGTCTCCCGCCCGGTGTCGGTCATTACCCATACGCGGGTGAACGAGCGAGGAAGCCGTACACTTACGGATGTCCACGTCATCAACAGCCCCCAACAACGAGAAACAGACCGACGCTATTGCCAGCGCTGATTGGCAACTCACTGGTGCAACCACTGGTATCGAGTTTCGCCAGTGAGTCACGCAGCCAGGTAATGCTGTCGGCACCATAATCGAATGAACGGGACGCGCCAGATGGCGCACCCTGTGATTTGATGCGGCGCGCACCGGAAGACGTAGCCATAAGCGCGGCGGCGTACATCAGGATCAGCTTCGCGGTGCACTCGTCATACCCGGCCCCGTCGAGGCAGGGGATGATTTTGTTCACCACGCAGAGGATCGGCTCCAGCAGCGCGCCCGGGATGGAGTAACCCAATTCACCGAGGAACGCCTGCACGTCTGCCGCCGTGATTGGGTCAGCCATGGTTATTTCGCCTTCTTCGATTTAGTGGTTGTATCCGGCTGCTCCGGCTGCTCCGGCTGCTCCGGCTGCTCCGGCTGCTCCGGCTGCTCCGGCTGCTCCGGCTGCTCCGGCTGCTCCGGCTGCTCCGGCTGCTCCGCAGGATTATCGCCTTGCGACGGAATTTCAAGCTCCTGATCGCCGACATCACCGATAACTGATACTCGACCAACAAACGCTGGTGGAACATCAGCAGCAGCAAACTGATGGCCAACAGGAAGCTCCTGGAATACACCGTCAATCGTTCCCCAGCAGCCACGCTTTTCGACTTTTAACTGTTTCATGCTCTCTCCCGAAGAAAAGGGGTCGAAGCCCCTTAACCCTGTGCGTTGAACACTTTAGAACGACCGTTGAAGTCGCGCTTAATCTGCAGACCTACAGCACTCCATACCAGAGTGTTGTAGTTGTCGAACGGGTTCTGACGCGGGATCATGAACGAGCCCACCGGCGCCGCAATACGCGTTTTGATGTACTGCGAGTTGCGCACGTAAGCGACGAAGTGGTTACCTGTCAACTTGAAGGTCTGGTTGATAGACTCGATGCGACCGTAACGCAGGATGTATTCCAGCACAGTGCCTTCCTTGAAACCGGCGGCATTAGAATACGGCTTGTTCAGGTTGCGCATGATGTCGGGAGACACCCACACCTTCACCTTCTCCTGCACGTAGTTATCGTCCAGCAGCTTAGCGAACGGGCCGGTGAAGAAGGTAATACACTGGTCAGGGGTCGCAGTCGTCAGGTCCACATTAAGACCAGATGCGCTCAGGTCTACCTGGTTGGTGTTAGCATGGTTGGTGATACCTGCACCGACATAGCCCTTAACCTTCACTTTCACGTCACCGGAAAGCATGTAGTCGGCCATATCTGCGCGAATTGCAGCAACATGCGCTTCCTGGTCATCGGCCATTGCATCGAGGTTTTCGGACTGCATCCCGTTCCATTCACGCCATTCACGGCCGTAGCCAGTGTTGAAGATCGGGATTGGGTCACCAGCTTCGTCGTAGATGACTTTATCCAGCTCTTCCGGAACGTGGCCAGTCAGTGAGCGATGAACCTTGCCAGCGTCACTGGAAACGCGGTAAAGCGCCGCAGTTTTACCGATGGAGATCGGTGTACCGAGACCGAGCAGATCATCCAACAGGCCGTTGCCCTCGTCATTACGGAAGACTCGGGTGGTGATGTTGTCCACTTCACGCCAGTAGTCTTTGGAGATAAGCGCGGCCTGGTTAGCTTCCAGCGCACCACTGTACTGTGCGGAGATAGTGTTTTGGTTTACGTTGAAGGATTCACGCTGCATCAGCAGCTGATTCCACGCCTGCTTCACCTGGTTGTGCTCGGTGATCAGTTTTTTGTTGAATACGATCATGCTCATGCGGTTGCTTTCCCTGATTTGCGAACTTTCACGAGCTGAGCTTCAGCGCCAACGGTGATTTTCTCGCGTGAATAGAAGAGGACCTGGTCAGTTGCTGGAGTGGTTGACTTAGCCAGAGTGCCGTCACCGGCAGAAACCAGACCTTCGTTTTCCAGCAGCACTTCTCCAGCTTTCACCAGCATGTGGTAATCAACAGCGTCTTCGCACATGATGGCTGCGCCGGTATCACCAGCGGGCACGGCTTCACGGATATCGCCACCGCCGATGTAGTTATGTTGCAGAGCCAGCGCGACGCCAGCGCCACCAGCGGTTGCATGAACAGCCAGTTTTCCTACGCTATCCAGCATTACCAGTGATCCAGGTTTAACTGCGGCTGCCATGATAGCTTCGATGACCTGAGGGTCATTCTTACGGGCCGAGCCCGCGATTACGGTATGGAAACGAGGTGCGAGGGCCATTATTCAGGTGCCTCCATGGTAAGGATTTCGCTTTCGGCGCCGTTACCCTGGAATGCAGGGTAGAGACCAGTACTGGTCTGGCACTGTGAGTACATGTCATTCAACGCATCACCGGAGAGCGAGTTGATCGCCGCCTCGGTCATAAACGAGAATTTCGCTTTAACCGCTTCACGCTTGGCTTTCAGGTCGTTCTCGGCGTTTGCCTGCAGCTGTGATTTCAGCGTGCTGATTTCATCGGTCAGAGGTTTCAATGCAAGATTTACTGCCGCAGTAATCGCATCAGAATTAATCTGAGCCTGGCCCGGGTCGCCACCGCCTTCTTTCTTCTGCATCTGCTGGTTATAGGCATCCCAGACCTGATCGTCGGTCAGCCCCTCGGTTTTAACGCCTGCGGTATTGAGCGCGGCGATCATCTTCTCTTTCATCGGGTTTATTTCTCCGTTGGTTTTGACTTCGTACTCAGTTGGTTTGCGCACGACTTCTACAGGCTCGCCGACCAGCGTCACTTCGCTGTCATCGATGAGATATTTTTGCTGGAAGAGTTCGTTACCCTCTTCGTAGATGAATTTGTCTGGCCAGACGGTCACGACGTAGCGATAGACATCACTGCCGGATGGCGCGCGGATAGCCTCACGCAGCATCTGGTAGATTTCGTCGAATGAGGCGTCTGAGTTGTGGGTGAAGAAGAACTTCACTTTGTTCAGCAGGCCGTCCTTCATGCTGTTGGCGGCATCGATGAGACTCGTCGACTCAATGTCAGCCTCTTGCCCGTCAGCGTTAACGAACATGCCGACACCTTCATCCGGCGTTCCGGCCCCGGGCTCGTCGAGCAGGATCGCAATATGGTCGAACTGCATGTTGTGAGCGACCCAGGAGTATTTCTTCCCTTTCGACTCGCCAGATTTCTGCTCTTTGTTCAGCAGTAGTCCCGTAGACAAATGAATCGGATCGGAATTTGTCCCAGCAATCATCTCGTCGAGTCTGGCTATTAGGCGCTTTCCATCAGGCTTGGTCTCAGCAACAGCCTTGTTGACATAGACGTCATTAACCGTCTTATCTCCGGCCTTGCTGACGTTCTGAGCCCACGCTCCGGCGTAGTAGTCATTGACCGCCTGCGGGTCGTTGGCGCTGACGTATTTGCCGTTCACCATCGGGTGGCCGATCGGCATTAACTTGCGCTCCATCGTCTGGTAGCTGTTGTTAATCTCCTCCGCCGGGTACAGGCCGCCATTCATCACGATGTCATCAACGATCGGGACCGCACCACGAATGACGTAGTGTTCCTGACCGTTGATGGTTGTCGTTGAGATGTTGGAGGCGTTGATGGCGAGGGATTTAACGTGGATGCTGGATAGCTTCACGTTGCGTCCTCATTGGTGGATTTCAGGCAATAAAAAACCCCGCGAGGTGGCGAGGTTGTATTTTTTAGGTTTATTTTAAATCGGTGGTAGCCCTGAATTGATTATCTCTGTAACAACTTGTTTGTTATTAATCCTAGTAAGTGAGGTGTCGATAACAACGTTGTAATTCTCTGTCAGTGATTTAGTTCTATTTACAATACTAATCTGCTCGACAGCAAACTCACCCACCTCTTGCGTCAGTTTATGAGTTAGCTGCAAAGTTAATGCCGCAGGGTTGATCGTATTATATATTTCGCAATCGCCCAAGTCCCAAATGATAAGAATACTAGTCACACATCCTCCTTTTATGGTCAGGATTTATTATCGGCAGATGTGCTCCATTGTTTACGCTCTTTCGCCAACTTATCCGCCAGCCCTTCGTTGAAAATGCTGCCGTCGTCGTTGAGAAGCACCGGTATCTGGCTGCAGTAGCAGTTGTACCGGTTTCCGTTCTCGGCGTAGAAGTCCCTCACCTCTTCGGTGTTGTAGACCTTGCCGTGACGGCTGGCATGCCAGGTGCGCGTCGTTGGCTTGAGCGCAGACAGCCACAGCAGGCTGGTGTTCAGCCCAAGTCTGTCGGCTGCCCAGTCAGTTTCGTTCCACTGTGCCTGGCGCAGTGCGCCGACCTGCTCAGTCTGAGCGATGGTCTTTGCCTTCGACATCGACACATCGAGGCGCTTGCTAATGACGCTGGCCGTCTCGCGAGGATTAACGCCGCGCGCCACTGCATCAGTGATGATGTTGGTCAGATCGCCGCGGGCGGTTTCGCTGATAACCTTCCAGTCACTAAATGTCGTCAGCCTGGCCGCCGCTATCTGATTCAGATACCCAGGACTGTTTAAAAGCTGCTGCAACGAAGTCTGGCTGGCGTACACCTGCGACTGCTGCGACAGGTTGTTAAACGCCTCCAGCGTGCCGCGCTGCGCCTCTGCAACGACGTAATCCATCGCCCAGAGGTTTTGCTCGCCACCATCCAGCAGGTAATCGTCGAGAATCGACTGCACCGTCTCGAGCAGGTCAGCCAGTTCCTGCACCGACATGTCGTAGATGAACTTGCCGGCGTTGACCTGGTATAGCCGCATATCCGCGCCGTTGTCGTGGCAAAGGAAGTGCCAGTTATGGCTGTTTACCTCACGCTCTCGCCCGGTCATGCGCTGGTCGAACAGGGCCTTAAGCGCTCGCTTTATCCCGAGATACCGATCCTCGATATCCCGGAACATCGCGGTGACCTGCTTCGCTGAGCGCGTCGGGTCAACCTTGCTGCGCGGAACTATCGGCAGGCCCACCTTTGCCGTCTGTTCTTGTGTCATCGGCCAGTGGATCATCTGTAGTCACCTTATCGTCCGGGTTCGGCGGTTCTTTTGGCTCCGGCAGCGGGTCAAGCCCAACAATCTCGCGCAACTCATTTGCGGTAAACGGGGCGTCTCCACCATAGTAAGGTGTGGTTTTCTGCACGATGTCGGCAAGCTTAGAGGCGTTCTCGATTTTCTCTTTCTCGCCTGGCGCCAGCAGGTCGCTCCACGAAATAGTGACCTCGCCTTTGGTCGGTGGGTCAATGATGCCAAGCGTCCAGAAGCGCTCAAGCAGCGCGGCAATGCGGTCTGTCAGGAATCCATTGCGGCGCGTGTTTCGTCGGATAGCCCAGTCCGTTTTATCCTCGTCGCTCGCCAGTCGCCCGGTCTGCTGACCGAACAGGATGGTGAACGGGATTTGCACAGAAGCTGCCAACTCGTTCGCCGTAACTGTCCAGGTTGGCGCAGGGTCGCCGGGTGTCACGCTCAGAACGTGCATTTGCCCAGCCTGCATGACGGCTGCAGCGTCGGTACCGCGATTCAGCTTGTTGACCTTATCGCCCATCGCCTCGCCGAGATCGGCATAACCAGCCTTCTTGGCCTGGTCTGCAAGCGTGTTCATGTCGGTCTCTTTGCTGAACTCAACCGCAATCTGACGACTGGCGTTCTTCAGGAAGCCCTCAGCACCACCGCCGGATACCTTCTCAAGGTCGAGGCCTTTGTTGTAGCCAGCCTCAAGTAGCGGGATTCCGGAAAGGACGTTATCGTCCTCAGATCCCTCGCAGAACAGAATCACGCGGCTCGGGTGTACCGGTTCGCCGCGCATCGGACCGACAAATTGCTCATCGCCAACCGGCTGCTCATTGAAGTTGAACATCTTCGGCTGGCCGAACGTTTCAGACTGACGATCGTTATCCCATTCGGCGACGGTTAACTGCGGCTCCCACACCGGGATAAGTTTTACCAGCGCTGACTCGCCGAGACGCTTAACTAAAGCAGTGTCGACTTCCTGGTCCCAGTCTCGATTATCCTTCACCTGAAGAAGCAACGCTGAATAGCGACCCACCATATTTCGGCGGTCGGCGTCTTTCACCTTCGCCCACCACTTCTTCATGAACTTGGTGACTTTCTTTTCCCAGGGATTCGTCTCTTCAGACTCATTCGCCTCGCCACCATCCACGATTACCGGGTAGTCCTGCCAGCATCCATCAAGCAGGCGATGCACCACAGCGAAGCCGGCGGCGTTGCGGCGGTACATGTTGTAGAAGTCGTAGAATGTGATTGTGCGCGGATAGCCGAATTCCTGATAAAGCGTCGGGCGCTTTGTATTGCCGGACAGCCCTAGCGTCTGCAGGTAGTTATTTCGCCTCATTTCAGTGGCGAGGTTGTTCACAGCCAGTTGAAGGCCGTTATCTTGTTCGCTCACTGGCGATGCTCCTTAGAAGAATACTGCGCCGACTTGCGCTTTGTGCTTGATGTACCCGTCCAGACCGTAGCGGACTCCATCCCAGCAGTGGTTATTTTTGTCTTCAATAACCGGTAGGACTTCGCCAGTGATACGGTCTGTTTTGTACGAGTAAAGCCGCGCCTCTTTCGCTGTTTCTTTGCAGCGAGGATGGATGATGATCTTCTTAAACCCACGCAGGCAGGTTATGCCGTCCTCAACGCTACCTTGCCACTTTTGGGCGGAAGAAATATTGAAGCCCTGCCCCTTGATATGGCTGATGGTTTCAGGTCGAGAGTTGTCGGCTTTGATAGGCCATTTACGCGCTTCAGGGATGCCGGGGAATTTAGCCTCGTCGGTAACCTTCCAGTCGACAAGTTGCTTCGGCGTGGCATCGGTTTTCCCTGCGTAGAACTTCCACATGTCGTCGAGCTCTACGCCATTACCGTAGGCCTCGTATTCGATGTAGAGGTTGTTATCCAGAATGAACATGCGGATAAGCGTGCTTGGATCCTTCGCGAATCCGAAATCAGCACCGAACAGCAAGCGTTCTGATTTCTGCCAGAGATCGTCTTCGAAGCTCTGCACGACGTATTTGTTCGCAAGTACCTGCTTGTCGGAGTTTTCGAGGTAAGCGCCTTCCCAGATCCACGCATAGTCGGCGTAATCGAGGTTTGCCAGGTCTTCCTGTCTTTCCTCCTCAAGAACTGCAGGGAACCATGGATTGTCTACATAATTCATCTCGACAATCATCGAGCTTTTTGGCGGGTTCTTTCTGAAAAGCTTATCGGTAGCGCTGCCGTCCTTCTCCGGGTTCCACGTGACCCAAATTTCTGATCCTTCTTCTCGAACCGTCGGGCGAAGCTTTTTCCACGCAGTGGCAGATACCGATTCTGCTTCATCAACCCAGGCTACAAGTATTCGCGCTTTGGATTTGATGCTGTCGAGGTTGTGGCGAAGGCCACAAAATACATAACTTACCCTTCGGTTCTTTGTCCTGATGTATTTCTCGCCAATGTCGAAGTAATCATCAAGCCACGGGACAGAGCGAATAGCCTGCTTTACCTCCTCCATGGAGGACTCTTCAAGCGAGTTCATGTATTCGCGGGCACAGAGGATCACGCCGCTGATATTAGCCTCTGCCGCCTGGTACGCTTTGACGGCGGTCATTAGTGCGAAAGTACGCGTCTTTGCGGAACCTCGCCCACCGTGAGCACCACGATATCGGATGCCTTCTGTCGCGAATACAGGGACTAACTTAGCCGGTATCTGGAGGTCAACTTGGCTTTCCATTTGCTGGGTCAACTCCTACCAGGCGAATTGTCGTCGGTCTCGGTGACATGCTGCCGTCCGGGCTGGTGTGCTCGACCTTCTGTTTGTTGCTGTACGCTTCACCTACCTCTTTCGCCGCCTGCTCCAGCAACTGCGCGGTCATGCCTATGTTTTTCATATTCTCGGCATTCGTAGACATTCGCTGCAGGACGCGCAGACGATAGGCTTTATTGGCGATCGGGATGTCGGATATCTCGTTGAGGAAGCGACCACGGGTGGCATTGAAAAGGTCGACCCATTTTTTAGCCAGACCTTTGCCGCTGACCTTCGTAGGGTCGTGCGATTCGACTTGCTGCGGAGTGACTTTTATCCCGTAATCTTTTTGGATGGCGTCGACCACAATTGACAGAGTGTCATAGCACGCAAGCATTTGAACGATGGCGGCTTTCACCTCTGGTTTTAGTGCAGCCATGAATCACCATCCTTCCAAATCATTCCAAATTTAAGCCAGCCTCAGCATGCAAGTCCCGCACGCCCTGGCAACATCGATATGAGCAACCTCCGCCGGATTGTTTGCCGCATCAACGAGATCCTGTACTTCTTTGCTGGCACCGTATCGACGTACGACACCAGTGAATTCTTCGACATCGTGGCCGCGCAGTGTAAGCACTGGCTGCCCGGTCTCTTTGTTGAACTTAGGCGCGCCGAAATCATCGGTGGCCTGGGAGATGTGGTAAAGCTCATGCTCTACCAGTGCGCAGAACTCGAGGTCGCTGCATTGCGAGCAGTAATCAGCGGCTAGAGTGATGATGAACTTCGGTATGCGCCCGAACCATTCATGCATCTGCTGCTCCATTCTTGCCTTCTGCCACCCACTGGCGCGGAGCATTACCTGCTCGGCCTGACCGAGAACGTAACGCCCTCTCTTCGCGAATGAGTCAGACGCCCACATGAAGCAGAGATCCGCCTCTAAAAGGTGCTCGTGGTCTGGGTTATGGATGCTTCCGGTATCGCTGAGGATTTGTCGGTTTATCCACTCATGCACCTCATTGGCGGGAATCAGCCTGGTGTAAGGCTGCCAATTGTCGGAGGCGATGAAGTTAACTGGCGGGTATGGCCTGCGCTCGTCATCGTTAACCATGGGTTACTCCGTCTTATCTTCTGCTGGCTTCTCGACTACCGGCTCAAATAGAAAATCTTCGATGCTGTCCGGGCTGAAGTAGCGCCACTTACCAGACTCATCAGCGAGCGCAACAAACCCATTGATTATTTCAGGCTGGCTACGATTCATCACACCAGTGAAGGACTCTTTGGATTTTTTGGTAATGGTGATTCGGTAGGTTACTGACATCGATACCCTCTTTATCCGCTACAGCGGTTATTTCGGTTTTATCCGCGCCAGCGGTTAAACATTATCGAAGCCCCTCAGTGAAGAGCTTCTGTAATGCCGCGATCAGCCAATAAGTAATTCCGGCTGTGTTACCTGCATGATGTGCTCATGCTCGATCTCAAGAACGCGCTTCTCCTTCTTCCGCTCGTTCATCAAGCGACTTCCAATTGTGCCTTTCAGCTTTGAGCGCGTTTCTTTAATAGCATAGCGGTGCTGCATTTCTTCGCCCATCGCCATGCGTCTGCTAAGTTGTTCGGCCATCCAGTTGAATGCTGAGATATAGCTCTCTTTGATTGCTGCAGCAGCTCTCCCGGTGAACCCCATCACAACCATGATCCAACCATCTTTTGTCAGGCTGTACATCGGGCGAACCTTACCCTGCTCATCAATATAATTAGCCGACGCAAAATTGCGTTGACTAAACTCACTCGAGCAATCGGCCTTAACCTGCTCGATTTTTCTGAGCACATCGCCGTGTCGCTTGCCGAAATACTCAGCAACTTTTCTGGAAGTGGTAACGACTCCTCCATTTTTGGCCTGCACCATTTCGCGGAAGTCGAAGGCCGGAATAACTGACGGATTATTCATAGCGTGTACCTTTCTTTGAGATGAACCTTTGCCGCACAGGAAATCAGCCCGTCGAGGCTCGCCAGCGCTAACTGACTTCCTCAAAGGCTCATTTCAAAGGGTTCGGTTCGACGTTGGTTATATGCGCGTGCGAAGCGCGTGGAAGTATTTTGAGATGCCTGTAATGAATATCTATTAGCTTCACTAAGGGTTAGTGAGCAGGAACGGGGTGATGAATGTGCACCCCTGTAGCTAACAAAATAATCAAGGAGGCTTTATGCTTGAGCAGATGCTCATTTCAATTACAGTAAATTTAATATGGGCATTAATTGTGTTTATTGCAAAATCAGTGTTCGAATATTGCAAGCGTCACTTTAAGCACTGAGTAATGATGTACTCCTGCAACGTTCTTAATGCCGTCTGATCACTGATGATTCCGGATCGGATACTGAGAACGTTTCGTCCAGCAACGTCAGAGAGCTCGATGGTGGCATCATGGCCCATGCCGGAGGCGCTGGCGGTTTCGGTTGCGGCAGGCACTGAACATCGGCCTTTGACGAGCACCCGACCACCATTATCAAGCTTGCGCTGCAGAGCAGCATTCTCAGCATTCGCATCTGCAAGTTCCTTCGTGTATTTGGCATCCAGATCAGCGACATCACGCTGGCGGGTCTGCATGTCTTTGATGGTGGCTTTCGCGAGGCTGAGCTGCTCAGTGGCTTTATCGCGCTGGTCTTTGTAGGTGATGGAGTTGTTGCGGTAGTGGTTAATCGCCCAGGCCATGGAAACCAGAAGGCAGATAACGACAGCACATAGAATTGCTGTTACGCGGCTCATTTCTGGCCCCACTCGCAGACTTCACGTTCAATCTCGCGCCGGGTAATCAACCCCTTCCACTGTTTTCCACCAGCATACGTCCAGCGCTGTAATTCTTTGCAGGCACCAGGCACATCACCTGAATTCAGCTTCTTCAGCAGCGTTGAGCTGGCGAAAGCACCAGAGCCAACGTTGTAAGTGAAGGAGTAAATCGCGGCGCGGGTAGGCTCAGGGATACGAACCTTGATCAGTGGGTCGATGGCGTTTGCCACCTTTTGCAGATCTGCATTCAGCAGACTGTCGCATTCTTTGTCGGTATAGCGGTGACCACGGCGGATATCGCTCCCGGTATGGCCATCGCACACTGTCCACACACCCACCACATCCTGATACGGGTAGTACCGGCGGCCTTCCAGACCATCAGCGTTGCCCAGCATTACGGCGGCGATGGTAATTGCACCTGAGCCACCGACAATCGCGCTCACCAGTTTATTCCTGAGTGTCGGGTTCATGGTGGCTCCGGTTGCGGCGATTATCTTCGCGGATCTTGAAGTAGAGATTGGTCAGGTATGTCAGCACGGCAATGACAATACCTACGAGTACGCCAATGGCGTTCCACTGCTCAGGACTGTAGGCGTTAAGCATGCCGTTAAGGATGCTACCGGCAGAAGCGCCATAGGCTGCACCAGTGGTTAGTTTTTCCATTCGATACATGCTCTTCACCTCGCGTTGTTTGCGGGTGCTGTGTGTTTTCTGGGAAAGCGCCAGCGCATGCCAAGGCACGTTATCTATGAGTGAGATTGATTGCTGGATGGATGGCGCTAAATATATTGAACCAAACACAACATTTTTGTTGTGTTTTGAATCTTGTGTGTTATTATAATTCCATCATCAACGAACAGGAGGATTCAGTGAAATACAGCGAGTTCCTTCGCTGGTTAAAGTCCCAAGGAGTCACGATTGAAAATGCCCGAGGTGGCGGAAGTCACCGGAAAGCAACAATCAACGGAAGGATGTCAATCTTCCCCTTCCACGGCTCAAAGGAGATACCAGAGGGAACAAGAAAATCGATAATTAAGGATCTGGGGCTTTAGGCCCCACCCTTTTCGACACTGAATCTGGTCATTGAGACCATAACCGGAAAGAGGCATTTATGTTTAAGTACCCTGCATCAGTATCTTTCGATGAAGATACGGGCCAATACGAAATCGCTTATCGTGATTTCAACAATCTTCACTCTGTTGCTTTAACAGAGGATGACATCGAGCTGGAGGCGCGGGACGGCATCACAGCATTCATTGGCGATCTGATCGATTCACGCATACCAATTCCAGAGCCATCGACAGCGCTGGAAGGTGAGATTGTTCTTCACCTACCCGTTCTGACATGCCTCAAAGCCGCGCTTCACAATGCGATGATCAGCACCGGGACTCGCAAGGCAGATCTGGCAAGAAAGCTTAACCAGAAAGGCCCGCAGATTGATCGTCTGCTTGACGTTAGTCACGCATCCAAAGTCGAGACACTGGAACAAGCCTTATATCTTCTCGGATATGAGGTTTCAGTGTCTGTTGCGAGAGTTAATTAACTCATGTATTCAGAGAGCCGTTGATGAAACAGCGGCTCAAATAAAAAAGCCCCGCACGATGGCGAGGCTCTTAATTCTTTGTCGACCTACGAAGCTATGGCGACGATATCAGATTTACATGAAATGTATGCTATTTAATTGACTTTTGCAATACCCTGCTGCGAAAAAGTCGTCTTTTGTTGTGATCGTGTTCTCACAGTGCAAAGAAGAGAATCGCCATCAAGCCGCCTAAAGATGGCACACATTGCCCGCCAGTAGTCGGCGTAGTTATGGCACCAGTTGTCCGGTTTAACGCCACACAGCGCTGCCAGGTCCTGATGTTGATACACATCCTTCCCGGCCAGCTCCGCGTTCACGTCCTGGGCCGCCAGCCAGATAAGTTTCTTCAGCCGCTCCATTGTCTTGCCGGCGACCTTCTTCGCGCCGAGTTGCTCCCGGAACTCTGCCCATGCCCATTGGGTAATCGCTACCTGGTATTCAAAGCAGATATTCTCGCTGTAGTTCCACAGGAGCCACGCTTTCTGCTGCTCCTCCAGCGAAAGTACAGCGCGGCGCCAGGATGCGGTGCCGTACTCTACCGGGCTGACCAGCGCGATGGATGAGCCTTTAGCCCGTGACTGGCTTCCGCTCATCGCCGGGCCGTCAGGATTAACTTTCCGGCCAGTGACCGGGTCGGTGATTTTCTTTCGCCCCCGGCTGCGCGCCGTCGCGGTGAATTGAGCGTTCTCGGCGAAAGCTACCAGTTGCCCTTTCGTCGCCCCGCTCAGATCTGCGGTCGCCACAATGAGCTGCTGACGTACGTACTCGAGGTGCTGATTGTTCATTGTGCGGCTCCTGCTTTGAGATAAATGCGGGCGAAGTTACGAAGGATCCGATAGTCGGTGACTACGGAACCAGGACGGCGGTAAATGCGGAGGCGTTGCCAGTGCATACGGAGTGATTCAATAAGTTCTGGTTTCATGCTGCCTCCTGCTGTTTCAATGCACGAAGATCTGCCCTGGCCTTGGCACGGATGTCATCCAGTTCTTCACGGGTGTATCGGTGGGTTTCGTTGTTGGATTCCAGCGTCAGTACGCGCTCTTCGCCGATAAGCTCGACAAGGGCGGCGCGGTAAGCCTCGATGTTCCCGGATTTGTGAACGTTGCAGGCGGAGCACTGGAGCCAGATATTGTCCGGGTTAAAGCGAAGCTGTGGCGCGGCGGCCGTGGTGCGGTAATGCCCGGCATGCCAGGCAAAAGCAGTCTTGGTTCCGCAGGAGATGCAGCCATGTCCGGCAGCCAGGAGCATCTCACGCCGCCAGTCATTGAAAGCGCGTTGAGTCATCTGCACCCAGTGACGGATCGGCTTCAGTTCATTGCGACGTGCAGCACGCTGCTGTCGGCCTGCCTTCTCGGCCTCTTTCTGCTCCTTGATACGCTTGGCTGCTGCCTTCACCTTCTCTTTGGTGCGTAACTCAATCGCGTAAATGGCGCCATGCTCCGGGCAGCACCAGACGACATTGCTGTAAGCCGGGTGAAACCATTCCCGGCACACCTTGCACTTACGGCGCGGTAATTTAGCCACGTTTCCTCCGTGCCGCGAGACGCAGCCATTTCTTATCGACGAGCCCGGCGGTGTAGCCGAGAAGTGTTGGGATATCTGAAGGGTTTGGCTCCGGCTTGCGTTGGCGGCGTGCCGGGACCTTGTAGATGTGACCGTTCATGACGCGATTAATGAGGTTAGCCATTAAGCCTCCTGTTTTTCGCGCAGCAGCTGATACTCGCAACTCTGCGGAATGGTGAGGTGGCAGCCGATATTCATCGCCCAGGCTTCGACTTTGCACAGGAAAATGAACATGTCGCCTGTTTCCAGATCGGAGGTATGGCGGAGGGATTGTACGGTGGTGACCTCTCCGGTAACGACGTCCACCATGTCTTTGCTTTCGTAACCGAGATAGGTGTGTTTCATCGCATCTTTCGCCCACTCAGGGGTAGCGAATGCTTTTCCGCGGGCAATAAGGTATTCGCTGATTTCGCCGTACCACATGTGGCTGAGCGAGTTCTGCGACAGGCTGCGCTTCTCGCGCCATGGCTTTACCACCAGTCGGAAGCACTGGCCATCATCTAGCAATGGCTGAATCTGCTGGCCGATGGCAGCGAAGTTACCGCGATGGAGTTTGATACCGTCTTGAGGAAGGTTCACGCTTCACCTCCGGAGAGATAAAGCGCTGGATACAAGAAATCGCTGGCGCCGGGTGACGTCAGTGACAGGTGATTGTTGAGATGTCTTTGCGCCATAGTGTCCCCACTTGGCGCCGGATGCATTACCGGAGTTGTTCAGGCTCCGGTTACATAATTATGGCGGGTTGATTATGGAAAATCAATTCACTCAGTTTTTTCTTCGCCCTGTGTATGTTCGGGCAATACAGTTCCAATTGGAACGCCATTTAACTGCCCTTCCTTACCACAATCAGCACAAACCCAGTCACCTGTCTGCGCACCATTAATTCGTTCTTTATACACGCTGCTTGAACCACAGTCAGGGCATCTGGAAGGTCTGCTCATTTTACTTCTTCCTTTCTTTAATTAAACCGGATAGCTACCTTTCGGTAGAGTTATCGACTTCTCATGATAAAACTTCAGCGTTCTTTGCGCATCGCTCCAGATGCTGAGAGGTCAACGTTAACCTTGTCGCGTTCCTCTTGGCTTTTGGCTGCAATATTGAATTCACTCATGGCAGAGACTTTAAGCTGCGCATCACGTCAATACGCTTCCTGATCTCTTCATCTGGAATGGTTACGCCATGCTCGGCGATAAAATAAATCTGGCCTTCAGCATATTCAAACTCACGCACAGAGAACTCTTCATCGTAGTTCACTGGATCTACCTTCCCGCCTACATGATGAGCATCGCGATCCCGAATCCAGTCGCCACGGGTGATTCTTACGGGTGAACTTGCGGACTCAACTTCACGAACAATGCCGTTATGGCCACCACCATAAACCAATACCTTAACCATAATCCTGTCGCCTTTTTTTTATTTGACGACAGGATTATACCCTCAAATATTTGGTTAAGATGCGCACGAAATGTAAAAGATGAGTATAGCTTTACACCTCCTGTCTCGGTGCTGCTGGCAGTGGCATCCAGTGGGTTATTTCGCTGCTCTGGAAATAAGAGTAAGAGTCTGACTTTGTAAACCACACAGGCCCCTGCCGCTTGCATTCACTCCACCATCCCCAATAATTTCCATCCTCTTCTGGCATCCTCTCGCTACAGCTTATCCATCCATCCGGAACCACCGGAGAGTTCAACTCATCACGATTACTTACATGTTCGGCTTTACCCTGAAGCATGGCCGCGCGGCAGGCGTTCCACCATGAGGCTGCACAAATGCATTCGTTTATTGAATATTCATAGCCCTGCGATGCTGTAATTTCCGCGATTTTCTCAAAAGTTATTTCATCAGGCATTACCGGCACTGGCGGGGCGGTGTAGAGGATGCGAGTATTAAGTCCCTCCGCTTTTAATGCCTCGAAAATATCCCCCTTCACATCTCGCCAGCCACCGGAGTTAAGAACCTGATACAGCTGCTCCTGCTGCATGGCAGCCAGCGCGATTTCAGCCAGGCGCAAATCAGCCGCGATATCATTGCGCTCAAACCCATCCCTTATGTGCGCCAAGCACCCGCGCATAATCGTGATGTTACCCTCAGCCTGCGCTATTAGCTGCTCTTTGGTGAATTGCATTATTAAACCTCCCACGTTTTGCCGCAGTCTAAGCAGCGCATTTCACCATCATCACAGTCAACATTGATGTGACCGCATGTTTTCGTTAGCGCCGCCAATGCGATTTCGTTAACAGCCAAAATCTTTTCGTTGTAACTGTTATCCCCTTTCGGGGTTGCCTTTATCTCTCGTTGAATCTGGTCGCTATGGCGAGCAATGTGCTGTATTAACTGCTCTTTGGTGAATGTGGTCATGGGTTAGCCCTCATCCTGCTGTGCTTTCGACTTGATTAGGGAAGCTCAATACTTCCGGGAATGCCGCACCAATCCGTTCCGCTGCGGGAATGAATTCACTACCGTTAGTATCAACCTCATCACAAATATCGTTGTACCGGGCGACATCGAATAGCGTCACATCGCAATCACCGATAGTGGCGAACGCTATGCGATTGCTGGGGCAATTAGCCAATAATGCGTTGAGTTTTTTAACCCAGGCTTTTTCTTCTTTGGTCAGCTTAGCCATCTCAATCACTCCCTTTAAGCATGGCGGCGCGCTGAGATTGGTTATTTAGGCCACGCTTGAGCATGTCAATTACGTGCAGATTCATTACATCACCACTGTCCAGAACAGCACTCAGAGCGTCATGCGCGTTGTCTGTCATGGTCTCCAGCTTCTCTATAGCGGTTCGCTGTTCGGCGATGAGCTTCTCTGCGGCTTCCAACTCATCCAGCAGCGCCAGCACGGCTTCTGGGTTGGCAGAAGCAACGAAATCCCTGACTGGCTTGTGATCAATTTCTGCTATTGGCTGATACGAAGTGATGCCGAGCTGTTTTTTATGGCTACCACTACGGATTACGTAGAAATCACCACTTATTTTCTTTGCTTGCCATTTGTCGCCGCCCGCCTTCTCCGCCGCTTCACGCAGAGCCTGTTTGTCGATGTTGCTCATTGTGCGGCCTCCCGGCGAAGCTGTGCGGCTAATGCGTGTAACATGCCTACCGCATGATTTTACGTAATCAACGATGCGTTGTTTTAAGCTGTCCATCAAAATCCACCTCGCTGTGTAGGTTTCGCTTCTTTGTCGCGACGGCGCTGACTGGCAGCTTCCTGATCGCAGTCATAGATTGAGCCGTGCCGCTGTTCGCAGAAGACAACACCGGTTTCACCGTGTCGGTTAAGGCGCAGGAGCAGTTCTGTTTCACTTTGGTTAGCCGTCTCGTCATATGCACCTTCGCGATAGATGGCCAGCCAGTAGTCGCAGTCCTGCTCGATCTGCCCGGTATCGCGGGAATCGCTCGGGAGTGGGCGTTTGTTGGTACGTTTCTCCAGGTCGCGGTTAAGCTGAGTCAGCAGCACGACAACGCAATCCAGCTCCTTGGCCAACATCTTGAGCCCTTTGGTGATCAAACCGTACGCCAGGTCGTTGCGCTCGGCTTTATCGGCAGTCATCAGCGTCAGGTAGTCGACCAGCACCATGCCAACCTTTCCGCGCTCACGCTTAATGCGGCGTGACTCTGAAACAATGTGAGCCAGTCCAATGCCGGGGGTGTCGTCAATCATCAGGTTATTGGTGTCGATCAGCGCGCTCATCACGCCAGTCGCTTTCTGGATGTCACTATCCCAGTCGCCGCGGTAACCAAAATCTTCTTTGGTCATATCCGGGTAGAACAGGTTCGGTGTCAGCCTGCTTTTCTGAGCCGTGATCTTCTCAACCATCTGCCCTTCTGGCATTTCCAGAGAAAACATTAGAGCTGGCTCGTTTTCTTCAGTAGCGCAGTTCACGGCCATCTGCGTGTACAGTGTGGTTTTACCCATCTTTGGGCGGGCGCCGATAACAAACAGGCTTCCGCGAACGATGCGTTTTACGCCAAGCAGATCATCAAGTGACGGAAGGCCAGTAGACAGACCGCGCGCCCTGCCATTCGGCTTCATGCGTTCATCAAACTCATCAGCCCAGTCAGATACCGCGTCATCAAATGATCGCAGACCGGTCTTTCTTCCAGTGCGTGCGTAATCGCTGATCTCGGTAAACAGGCTCTGGATGGCCTCAAACTTCTCAGCAGTCGTCATGCCGTTTCGGGCATACAGCAGTTCAGTGGCCTTAGTGGTCATGTCGATGCCGTAACGTTCCATAGCTTTCTCGCGAACAACCATGGCGTAGTGAACGATATTCGCCGCACTTGGAGTGTTCTTTGACATCTCTGCCATGTAGGCGAAGCCGCCGGCAAGCTCACCCAATGACTTCGCTTCGAGCGATTCAACCAGGGTGATCAGGTCAACCGGGCGCTGTTTTGCCACCAGCTCGCGCATCTCGGCAAAAATCACCTGGTGCGCTCTCAGGTAGAACGACTCAGGTTTCAGCATGGCAATGGCTTTCTGGCAACGTTCGCTGCCGGTGTCCAGCATGATGCCACCCAAGACACTCTGCTCTGCCTCGAGGTTGTTAGGTACGGTCAGGAATTCAGTACTCACAGTGAACCCTCCCGTGTTTTAACCAGCGTGTCGGAACGTAGCAGGTAGTCAAAACTCGCACGCCAGCCTGTATCGTTGTCACCGAAGTAAAACGGCTTTGCAGAGCGGGAGAACGCTGAAAAATAGTTCTCAACAGCTTCTACCGTTGGCTCCTTCAACTCAGACAGAAGTCGTTTGATACCACGGCGACGTTTGTCGTTAAGGGCTTCTGCCTGCGGCAGTCTGTCTCCCAGGGTGGAGTTGTATGCTAACAACACAGCCTGATAGTCGATTACCGGTTTTTTCTGTGAAATAGTTTTTTCTTCCTGCCAGCCACACTCCCCCTTGGGGGATTTAGGGGGATCTTTTCTTTCTTTCTTTTGAATAGTTTCTTTTGTGTTTAGCTGAGTTGGCTTATGGGTATTAGCTGAGTTGGCTAATGTTTCTTTAGCCATTTCGGCTAATGTTTTGCCATGTTGGCTAATGTTGAAATTCCAGTCAGAAATAACCTTGTTAACCCCGATCGCCAGGCCATTAGTAACGATGATGTTCATTGCAATCATCTCGTTTTTTGCCTTGCAGACATGCGTGTGGTGAATGCCGGTCATTGCTGCAATCTGGGTATTGGTAATGCGGTCAAACTTTTTCCCGAACCCGTAAGTTTTGCGAATCACCGCCAGAACGACCTTCAGCTGGCGAGCCGTTAAATCAGCAGCCATAACCGCTTCCAGCAGCTCGTTAGCGACGCGGGTATACCCATCATCGATATCTGCCACCTGACGCTCCACGACCGATATAGACGGTCTGAAAGGTATTACTTTTGCGAGATTACCCACGATCGCTCTCCTTGCGTTTCAGTTCTTCCAGGATGGCGCGCATCTTTTCGGCCACTTCCGGGTTAACAGAACGGACAAAACGATCACGGGTAATGTTTTTATGTACAGCGGTATGGAAATAGCGTTGTTTTTTTGCCATTATTCCTCCTGCAACTACTCTCGTTTTTGCACCTGAAAGCCGTTGGTGTTCGAGCACCGCGGCTTTCGCCATTTCTGTAGTTCTCACATGACCCCCAGCATCGAAGTGACCATCGTCATTAACGGCCCTACCTGCTCCGGCATGAGGCGGAACAGTGACGCTATACCCTCACTTACCTCTTTCAGCTTCTGATGCTCTGGAGCGTTCAGGAGCACAGCCTGTTTGGCTTCTCCGCACTCTTTGATGGCATCAGCGATAAGCGACATGGTGTCGTTATGAGGTACCAGGCGCCCGCGATACTCGAGAGGGAGAACTGCCATGATTGCCGGAGTCAGTTCGCGCACATTCTCGCGGTACTGGTCGGAGTCAAACCGGTTGTCCAGAAAGCGAAAAAGCTTTTGACGGGCCCGGCTGATGTCTTCTGGGAAGTCGATCTCCGTGCCACCCTGCTCCCTGTACTCAGCGATAATGAGCGCCGATACCACGTCCTGATTGTCGATAGCCGCTGACCATGCGCGAACAGCTGCGCGGATCAAGTCGTGTTTATTGTCTGGTTCCGGTTGAGCGCGATTTATCATCACGCCGCTATGTGTTCCGGTACTCTGTTGATACGCAAGTGATTGCATGTGCATTCCCTTTCGTGGTTTTGGCCGCCGTTAAGCGGCTTTTGGTTTACTGATTTCAAGGATCTGGTTCTCGGTAAATTGACCACCAGATGCGGCTGCGATTTTTGACGCATAGCCTGTTTCACCGGTGTAATCGGTACGCGGCAGGCAACCGCTGTTAATCCACTTATAAATAGCGCGTGGAGTACGCCCACAAGCCTTCGCCACCACCGGTACACGGATTTGCTTGATGATGTCGCCAAGGTTTTTAGGTTGCATTTGTTAACCCTCAAATTGAACTGTAAGTACATATTATGTCGGAACTGATAGTTCACGCAAGTGATATTATGATTGAACCCATGGTTCAAGAAGAAAAAGCGCGTAATGAGTTTTCCCAACGGCTAGCGCTGGCCTGTGATAAAGCTGGTTTACCTGCACATGGTCGTCAGACTGAAATAGCTAAGCGTATGAAGCTGACGCCTAAAGCAGTAAGCAAGTGGTTCAATGGGGAAGCTATACCAAGACGTGGGAAGCTGCAGGAGTTGGCGGCTATAATTGGTACGTCCTCGTCTTACCTATTGGGCGATAGTGCGGCAGATGGAATATCTGAAGGTCATTTGATGATGAGGGATGATTCTTACCGGGTAGACGTATTTGATATTCAGGCTAGTGCTGGGCAGGGAGTTCTCGTGCGCGATGAATTTATCGAAACTATCAGATCCATTGAGTACTCCACTGAAGAGGCTCGAGCTGTTTTTGGCGGGCGCCCTGCTGACCATATAAAAATGATTGCTGTTAACGGCGATTCGATGTCAGGAACGTTCGAGCCGCGCGACCAGATATTCGTCGACGTCAGCATCGACTGTTTTGACGGTGACGGTATATATATTTTCGTTCTGGACAATGATCTCTATATAAAACGCCTCCAGAAACAGCACAAAAAATTAGCTGTGATCTCAGACAATAAAAAATATGAGACTTGGTACATAGAAGATGGTGATTTTTCATCTCTCCGTATCTGCGCAAAGGTCCTGGTAAGCCAGTCCAGAGCATACAGATTTCATAGCTGAGGGAATTAAGCATGGAAGCTAATAGGGTTGCAGATCTGAGTGATGGAAGCGTTTTATACGAGCTTGGAGAGCACCTTATCACGTGCAAATTAAGCCACGATAAACGGTGGCAGTTAGGAGCCTTTAAACGTGATGAAAGCAGGCTCAGGGATGATACGCTGGTAGTTCTGAAGAATGAAAAATTCATGTTTATGGTTAAGCTTGGTGAGAAGCACTCTCCGAAACCTCAATGCATAGCTGTAAACGGGCGTTTTTTATTTTCTGTCCACACCGGTAAAGACAATAACATGGCAGCAGTCATAGCCATGGACAACGCCGGAAAAGAGTTATTCAAGATAGAAACATCTACCCACCTCATTAGTTCGGCCATATCTGAATTTGGCTGCTACATAGCCCTATCTTTTTCCGGAAGCAAAAACAAAGATGACTTTTATGCAAACCGGATTGAGGTTATAAACATCGATACTGGAGAGGTGTTGATGTCTGTTATCAAAACCGATTTCCTTCGGTATGCCGAACTATCAGTTGTGGAGCCAGAAGGCGGACTTTTCGCAACATACAACAGGATCACAAGACTTGTAGATGTGACGAACCTCTAAAATATCCAATCCTCACCTGCGAATAAGCTACCCACTAACAAAAAAACCAAAATTATTTCTCCTTAAAGTTCATAAACATAATCGCATGTGAACTTTGTATTCACATAAAATGTACTTTTGGTACTTTACACTAATGAACTATTAGTACATTATCTACCCATCGCAACAACACAGCGATGCGGCCACCAGAGTTAAGCCGCGCCAGACGCAAGTCAGGCTGCTCATTAAAAATTCAGATAAGCAACAAATCACCCGGAGCGCTCCTGGCAAATTGAAATGGCGCCCAATGGGATTGAGGCAGGTGTGTAACGCGTGGCGGGTATAGCACACGAAGAGGACGCCGCACCGGAATGGTTTGTTGCTCAGTCGCCCTGAACATCGGGGCAGATTTACCAGCAGCTCTTTGCGAGGGGCTGACGGTAAACAAAGAGAGGTGAATATGGGAAGCGAGTTAACGTTTCAGGATCGCACTGTCGTGCCATTTGATAACGGCGACGGGAAAATCTGGTTCACGACAGAAGCGCTGGCCGACCTTCTTGGTTATGCAAACGCCAATAAGGTTTCCAACATCTACAACCGCCACAAAGATGAGTTCACGGATAGTATGACGACCGTGACCAAAGTGAGGAAGGATGGGATAAACAATAGCTTACGTGAAGTTGAGATGCGTATTTTCTCCCCACGAGGTGCGCACCTTATCGGCATGGTATCCCGTACCAAAGTAGCCAAAGACCTGCGTATCTGGATGCTCGACCTGGTAGAAAAAGAATCTGGTATTCAGATTGCCCCGTTAAATGTCTCAGGCCTTGCCAAACTGACCGGGCAGCAGATTCACGATCAGATCGCGTCATTCGACGAGTTGTCTTTCAAACATCGCGGGCAAAAAGGCAGCGGACTGCTCGCCCAGCGTAAAAAAGACAAAAAGCGCGTTAAGGAAGCGACTCTCCTCGCGCTTCAGTTAACACAGTTCAGCATCCCAGATCTTGGTGAATTCTCAGAGGGGCTCCCTGTATGAGCCCGCAGGAATTTATTCATAAAAACATAACGGCGGAACTGGTAAAGCTCGGTTATGACCAGAACGCCGCAATGACTGGTGCTGATATGGCGGTGGATCACTACCGCAGATGCTCTCAGGCAAGCCGTAAAGGCCGAATATTCGACGATTGCCTGTACATCGCCAAACAATGGGCTGGCAAGCAAAAAGCAAAACAGAAATGAGCCGCGTAAATAGCGGCTTTTTTCATACCTGGAGTCATTTTCGAGTGGCTCAAGTTATGAACCGGGCGGCCATCCACCGCCCTATTACGGCAAATGCGCCGGATGCAATGAAACGTTCTGACAGCCGGGAAAGTCCGGGAGGGTAAATGAGCAATAGATACTGGATTAATGTTGCACACAGCAAGCTCACCATCGCCATCTTTCTCTGCGACGGAAAAATGATGCAGCAGGCGATCGATATGTACTGGAAAGCAAAACGTGGAGAGCTTCACTGATGGGCACACTATTCGCACTTGTCCTGACCGTAGCAATGACCAACGGTGAATATCAGGACGTCATCCTTGGCGTTTACGACAGCCAACAGGAATGTAGCCAAGCTGCATACGATCAGAAAGTAGCAGCTGAATGCTGGCCAGTTGACGGCATATTCCGTAACGGCGAAACCCAGGCGCAGGAAGTAGCGCAGCACTAACCACCCTATTCAACCGATCTGCCTGGCATTACGCGGGCGGGATCCGTACGCACTTTTTAAGGAGTCTCTATGCAACCTTATGCACGATTAACAGCAGAGCGACTTGCTGGGTTTCCAGCAGGAACCCGCCTGAAATTGGGAGGGCAAATCGTAAAACTTACTGGCCGTGGTGCCTTCACCACCAGCGCCGGGCGAACCGAAAACATGATCGAGTATGTCGATTCACGCGGTGTGCCAGGCAGTTTTTCAGAAAGCATTTTTCTGGAGTCTGCAACAGAACACCTTCAGTCAGTGATGTGCGCCTGCTGTGGCGCCCGCCGGCATCCGAAAGACTGCGTTGTGCGCAACGTATCGACGTACATGACTACCAGCCAGAGTCATTTTTGCGAAGACAAAGGCTGTGCTGAGAAATTCTTTCGCCTTCATCCTGGCAGATCCCAATCATCACGGAGAAGCAAATGGTAACTCAACACAGCGGTTTGCTGATGGTTGCCATGCTCTGCCTGCTGTACGACCTGCAGCCGGCAGACCTTGAAACAGTCGCCCACCAGCTTGCAGAGTTTGACGCAATTAACGACTCAAAAACGGAGATACCTGAATGTTACGAGTGATTGACACCGAAACCACCAGCCTTGAAGGAAGTGTGCTGGAGATAGCCAGCGTTGACATTGTTGATGGCGTTATCTGCAACCCCATGAGCGACTTTGTGAAGCCCACAGAGGCGATCAGTTTCGAGGCTATGGCTATCCACCACATCACCGAGGATATGGTCGCTGACGCACCACTGATAAGCGAGGTTATCGGTCGCTACATGGGTGCAGATGCATATGTGGCTCACAACGCCAAGTTCGACAAATCGAAATTGCCGCAAATTGATGCTCCATGGATCTGCACCGCTAAGCTGGCCCGCGCCCTTCTCCCTGATCATCCAAGTCACAGTAACCAGTACCTTCGTTACAGTCTGGGCCTCAAGCCTGAACTACCAGAAGGTCTGTATGCGCACCGCGCACTGTATGACTGCTATGTCACCGCTGAGTTGCTTCTGTATATGGGTCGCCTGGCAAAGTGGACGATGGGTGAAATGCGGGCCATATCGAATAGCCCATCACTGATTAAGGCGATCCGCTTTGGCAAGCATAAGGGGCTGACGTTCGAAGAGATTGCCAAAATCGACGTCGGGTATCTGCGTTGGCTGTCCAGCAACAGCGACGACGAAGACATTCTCTTCACCATCAAACACTGGCTTAAGGGGTGATTTATGGCGGTGATGACTCTCATCCTTGCCGACTCCGGGTATGGCAAGACGTTCAGCATCCGCAACGTTAACCCGGAAAATGCCATTCTCGCCCGCTGTATTCGTAAGGCCCTACCGTTTCGCAACACTGGCTGGAAACTTCACGGCAAACGCCTTGCGGATAACTCTATCCAGCGCGGTAACGTGGTTGATATCCGCAATGGCCGGCATCTTCTTGACGTAATCCGTAACGCAGCACAAAGCAGCCGAAAGATGCTGATCATCGATGACTTTCAAGCGGTCATGCAGCACGAGAACATGGACCGGGCCTACGAGACTGGCTACACCAAGTTCACCGAAATGGCGGAGCATGCCTGGCGCATTATTGAGGCCGCCACCCAGCTTCCTGACGACTTCCGCGTCTATTTCCTCGCCCACACCGAAGAGAGCGAAGGAAAAATCAGGATGAAGACCGTCGGCAAGATGCTTAACGAAAAGCTCACCCCCGAAGGCTACTTCCCTATCGTTCTGCGCATCATCAAGCGCGACGGCAAACACCTTTTCCTGTTGAAGGGCGACGACAACGACACCGTGAAATGTCCTCCTGACCTATTCGGTCCGGAAGTGACTGACATGGATAACGACCTGGCGGCGTTCGACAACGCAATTTCTGAATTCACTGACTTATAAGAGAGATAACGATGAACCAACCAATCAGCTTTACCTGGAACCAGCAGTCGGCAGAAGCAGCACTCAAAGCCGGATCCTCCGCTGGCATTTCTGAAACCGGCGCATACGAAGGGCTCATCACCTCAGCGGTGTATGAGTTCGGCAAGGATGGCTCACAGTCACAGGCTCTTACGCTTTCTCTCGATGCCGATGGGCAAAAAGCTAACTTCATTCGCATCAACTTCATCGGCCGAGATGGAAGCCAGACATTTGGCATGGGTCTGATCGCCGCCATTATGTGGGCCGCCCAGGTAAAGGATGCTCAGGCACAGCAGCGACAAGGTCAGAACGGGCCAGAATGGTTCCTACCTGCGCTTGAAGGTAAACGTGTTGGCCTTTTCCTGCAGAAGATCCTCACTACCAAACAAGATGGTAGCGGCGATAGTTACAAACTCGAAGTGCGCCACGTATTCCAGCCAGGTTCACGCCTGACCTACAAAGAATTCACCGACAAAACGCCAGCAGAAGCGATTGCTACGCTTGAGCGCACCATGAAAGACAAAGACGACCGCAAACCTCACGATTCTTCCCGCGGCGGATGGGGTGCGCCATCACATAGCGGTGGCGGATGGGGAGGCAATCAGCAGGATCCGAACTCAGTACCTGATTCACGACTGCAGCAGGCCAATCGCCAGGTATCACAGAGTAATCAGAATCCTCAATTCGATGATGACATTCCCTTTTAACGGTACTTAATAAAATCAGGAGCGCCACGATGGAGTGGACAACCGAAGAACTGGCGCTCCTGTGGCGCCACACTAACGCAGAAGTCGCAGAGATAACCGGCAGAAGTATCGAAGAGGTCGGAGATAAGCGGCTGCAAACCAATATTGAGCGTAATGGCTGGGATGTTAACGATCCGGAGCGGGAGGGTGCATGAGCATATCTCAAGTTGTCAGTTTCTCTGGCGGAAGAACCTCGGCTTATCTCGTTCATTTAATGGAGCAACGGAGGCTGAATGGTGAAGAAGTTCACTATGTCTACATGGACACAGGGGCAGAGCACAAAGGGACCTACGAGTTCATCAAGACGCTGGCGCGCGAATGGTCGATTAAACTGATCTGCCTCCGTGTAAAGGTCAATCCTGAGTTGGGTAAGGCAAACAGTTACTCGGTGGTACCGCTGGATGATATCGGTCCCGATCTTCAGCCATGGAAAGACGTATGCGAAAAGTACGGCACCCCATATGTCCACGGCGCGTTCTGCACCAGGACCATGAAAATGGAAGTTTTCGAAAGATATTGCCGGGACACATTCGGCCAGTATCACACTTGGATCGGTATTCGCGCTGACGAGCAGCGCAGGCTAAAGCCACGAGATGGCGTTAGTTATCTGGCAGATATAAGCGATTTCGAAAAGCAGGACATTCTCGACTGGTGGAAGGATCAGCCGTTTGACCTCGGCATTCCAGAACACCTGGGCAACTGCGTTTTCTGTATCAAAAAAGGAATAAACAAGGTCGCCCTCGCCGCACGCGACGAGCCTGAGCTCGCCGCTGAGTTCTGGAATCTTATTACCAACCCTTCGGTAAGAGTTGTGGAACGACGGCAGCAGGAAAACAAAATCATGTATCGCGGTAACAATTCTCTGGAGAGCGTAATCGCAATGTTCTCTGGCAGTTCGCGCGAAGAAATTGCAGCAACAATAAAAGGCGGCGGCGGATATGACCCTAACTCATGCACTGAAAGCTGCGAAGCACTGACTTGTGAAGTGGATGATAACCCAGAGCCAGAGGAAGAAGAAAGCCAAGTTTCGATCCGCACTGGATATGGAGGAAGCCATACTCCGGCAGAACAGCGCGACCTCTGGCGCACCCCACCAGCCCTTTTCGCTTCCCTTGATGCTGAGTTCTGTTTCCAGCTTGATGCCGCAGCAGCGCCGCATAACGCACTGTGCAGGAAGTTCATCACCGCCGAGCAGAACACGCTGGAAACGCCCTGGGCTGATTACATGAGCATTCCCGGCTACGTCTGGCTGAACCCACCTTACAGCGACATTACTCCGTTCGTTAAGAAGGCCGCTGCCGAGAGCGCCAATCAGATCGGCACGGCCATGCTGGTACCGGCCGACACTTCAGTTGGCTGGTTCAAGGAAGCCATCCAGACCGCCAGCGAGGTTCGCTTCATCACCGCCGGGCGTCTGGCATTTATCAACCCGATCACCGGTAAGCCGGTCAGCGGAAACAACAAAGGGTCGATGCTCATCATATGGCGACCGTACCCGCGTACACACTGCCACTTCGCAACTGTGGACCGGGACGAGCTGATGGCTTTCGGGGTGAAACTTCTCGCCCGCCGGGAGGCCGCATGACGCCAGCAGATGAGAATGCCTCCGCGCCGCCTGCCGCCGCTGCACCGAAGAAATCCAGTAGGCCATGCGCAAGAAGCCAAAGCCTAACTGGAACGAAACGGTGCCTCCCATCATCAACAAGCATCACAAGAAAATAGAAGCTCTGGGAGTTAGCCTCCTGGAGTTCGTCGTATACACAGGGCGGCTTAATCGCCGCTTCGGAGTGGAATCGTGAAGGTTGAAAAAAGCGATGTTCTGGCGTTTACCATTTCAGATGTTGAACGCCTCGACCCGGTCAGGGTGATGATTGAAAACTATGAGCCCGGTAAGGGTCGCATCACCATCACCTGCTTCGGTAAGGCGTGGACCGGGGCTTGGTTTGCTATGGGCGGTGACACTGTTCAGGACTTCATTAAGCGCGTCAGCAATGAGTACCTTATCGGCTATTTCGATCCGCAGCTGCAAAGCACAGTAGATGATGACAATGATGCCAACCTCGCTTTCGTTAAGGGTGAGATTGTCCGGCTGCGTCGTGAGCAGGAAATTGACGGCAATGAAGCCCGCTCAATGTGGGATGAGGCTGAAGATGCTGATGATGTGAAGGCCAGCTGCTGCAATTATCTCGTCGGCGACAAGCTGCTTAACCTGCTAGGCGATGATCCATGGTACGCAAAATGGCCGTCAGTGCCGAACCATCATTATCAGTACCTCGAACGCATCATTGATGCAGTGCGTGGTGGGCTCGCAGAACTGGAGCGCGCCGCATGAAGGCACTAATCACCAGGTCGCTTAGTCGGCCTTTTTTATTGCTGGCGTTCACCTTCAACCGAATTAACCGACAGTTCCGGGAGCATTGACCATGGCCGACATCATCGATACCGCAGCAGAGATTGAAGAGCTTCAGCGTAACGCTGCCCTTTCCGCTCACCGAGTGAACCGTAACGACGTATCAGCTGAGCGTTGTGAAGAATGCGACGAACCGATTCCCGAGCCGCGGCGCGCTGCCGTTCCCGGCTGCCAGACCTGCGCGGAGTGCCAGGGCGTCATCGAATTGAGGAATAAGCAGAGGGGGATCCAGTGAAAGAGCGAGGAATGATTTTTAACGGCGAGATGGTCCGGGCCATTCTCGACGGCAGAAAGACGCAGACACGGCGCATCATGACAATTCAGCCGTCTGATGGCTTCCACCCAACTCATAACGGTTACGATCTGGATTTAAACGCACACTGGTACACGCCTGGCGTGGTCGATAAAAACGGATACCTGCAGCCTGCAAAGAAAGATGTGTTTGGCGTTGCTGATGAGAATGAAGGCTATACCTGCCCGTTCGGTGCCGTCGGCGACCGCATCTGGGTGCGCGAAACGTGGGCAGAAGCTGGTGCTGGCGCGCCGGAGCTAAAGCTATATCGCGCGAATTATCCTGATCACGTTCCATCTCATTACGAGAATGTGCCGCCAGCTTCCGATATTCGCTGGACACCGTCCATCCACATGCCGCGCAATGCCAGCCGTATTCTGTTGGAGATTACCGGCGTGCGAGTGGAACGGTTGAATAGTATCAGCCAGGAGGATGCGCAAGCTGAAGGCATGGAGCTTACCGGATGGCGGCCAACATACTCTGACCCGGATAGCGGCGGTGAAGTATGGACTCCATATGACAACTTTGCGCAGCTGTGGGAATCAATCTACGGCGAGGAGAGTTGGAAGGCCAACCCATGGGTCTGGGTAATCGAATTTAAGGTGGTGCCCAATGTTCAGGATAATCCAGAGGGTTAATTCACATGATTGAGAATTTTTCGGAAGGGGAAAAGCGCTGGCGCCTAACAATGATCGAGCGCCTTCCAAGGGAGAGCGGCAAGAACAGGAAAGGCAGGTTCATCTGCGAATGCGGAAATGAGACCGTCGCAGTTATCAGTAGGGTTAAATCTGGCCTTACTAAATCTTGCGGCTGCCTGAGCCGGGAGGTTTCCGTCAGGCTCAGGACTAAGCATGGCCAGCATGGTTCTGAAACTTATGGAACGTGGTGCGCAATGCTGTCTCGGTGCGAAAACCCCAGCAATGTAAATTACAAAAATTACGGAGGTCGTGGGATTACCGTTTGTTACCGCTGGCATGAATTCAGCGAGTTCTTTGCTGATATGGGTGAAAGGCCACGCGGAATGACCATCGATAGGATTGACAATAATCTTGGGTATTTCCCCGGGAACTGTCGATGGGCCACTCAGTCTGATCAGACCAAGAATCAGAGGAAAAGGAGTGGCTGCACATCAAATTGCAAAGGGGTTAGCCTTACCAAGCATGGTCGTTGGGAGGCGCACATTTCAATCGATGGGAAAAGAACCTCTCTTGGACGTTTCGACACCGAGGAAGAGGCGTCGGCCGCTCATCAATTAGCCCGCGCTAAAAGAGATGAGAAACATGAAGAGTCGACTTTTTAGCTTCCTGATGCTTGGGGAGTATTACTCTGATCGCCACGGCGCGCCCTGCAAAATCCTCCGCGCTACCCACGAAGTAATCCACTACATCCGCAACGGACGCACCTGCATTGCCAGCATGGTCCGCTTTCAACACGAATTTGAACCGCTGACTAAAGCACAGGCTGAGCGGATCGCCGAAGAAATCGAAACAGCAGAACACCTGAAGAAGCTGCGCGCCCAGCGTGCGGCGTGAGGAGAGATATGAAAACCATTCAGGACATCCGGAGCCAACTTTCAACCCTGATCGCTGATGCGCACAAAGTAGCGTGTTCTCTCGATATTGGTGACCAGCGTACAGAGGCTTTCGAGCTATACGAAGCGCTTCGCCGTCTACAGCGCCAGGGTGCAGCCGGAGAAGTTCTTTCCGCAACCAACCCTCTTTTGGCCCCGCCTTATTACGACGAGGACTGGGAGGAAGATGAAGACGACTGACGCAACTGATAGCCAGTTATGAGCTGGCTATTGGGTGCGAAAGCACTGCTCCATTATCCCTTTTCGCCCGGCCCCGCGCCGGGTTCTTTTTTGCCTGGAGATACCTATGAGCGAAATGACATTTATCGTGCCCAATGACTGGGTGACGGAAGATAAGCTCGTCGAAATTACCGGGCTTCGCCCGGGTACCATTGAAGCTGCGCGCAAAAAGTCATGGATGGTTGGTCGGGAATATATTCATGTTTCCCCGGATGGTATACCAAAGCCGAACAGCGAGTGCATGTACAACCGTAAAGCTGTCGACCAATGGGTTGAGAGCATGTCAAAGAAACAGCCGGGTGCGCGCCAATGAAGATCCGTTTATGCTTAACGGGCTCTTGGACGTCAGGAGGGAACAATGGCTAAGTCAGCATACCCAACAGGCGTTGAGAATCATGGCGGGACTCTCCGCATATGGTTCATCTACAAAGGCGCCAGGGTCAGGGAGAACCTTGGCGTACCGGATACACCAAAAAACAGGAAAGTGGCTGGCGAGCTGCGCGCGTCGGTGTGCTTCACCATTAAGACGGGGAGCTTCAACTTTTCAGCTCAGTTCCCTGATTCTCCGAACCTGAAGAAATTCGGTGCAGAAAACCGGGAAATTACGGTCATTGAGCTTTCCAGAAAATGGCTCGAGCTGAAGAAGATGGAGATAAGCACGAATGCCCTTGGCAGGTACAAGTCTATCGTCAGGAATATGGTGCCGCGGATTGGAGAGAGCAGACTTGCATCTTCGGTTACACAGGAAGATCTGCTGTTCATCAGGAAGGACCTGCTAACTGGCTACCAGGTTATGAAGAAAGGACACCGTACGCCGGTGAAGGGAAGAACCGTTCCAACGGTTAACAACTACATGGGCATCATGGCGGTCATGTTTCAGTTTGCCACGGATAGCGGATATATCAGGGCCAACCCTTTTTCTGGGATAACGCCGCTGAAGAAGTCCAGGACGGAACCTGACCCCTTGACGCGTGATGAGTTCGTTCGCCTGATTGATGCTTGCCGGCATCAGCAGTTGAAAAACATGTGGTCGCTGGCAGTCTATACCGGTGTCCGTCATGGTGAGCTCGTTTCACTGGCCTGGGAGGACATCGACCTGAAAGCCGGGACGATGACGATCCGCCGCAACCACACTCTGACGAAGGAATTCACCCTTCCAAAGACGGATGCGGGTACAGACAGGGTGATTAACCTTATCCAGCCTGCGTTAGATGTACTGAAAAACCAGGCCGAAATGACCCGGCTCGGGAAGCAGCATCAGATTGAAGTAAAGCTCAGGGAATATGGAAGAACCGAACAGCATCTCTGCACGTTCGTGTTCAATCCTCAGATCGTAATGCGAAATGGCCTGGCCGGGCATCATTACGCAGTTGGATCTATTAACCAGAGCTGGGAGGCGGCAATGCGGCGCGCCGGGATTCGCTACCGCAAAGCATACCAGTCCAGGCATACGTACGCATGCTGGTCTTTAACGGCTGGCGCCAACCCGAACTTCATCGCTAAGCAAATGGGCCATTCGGATGCTCAGATGGTTTACCGGGTATACGGATCCTGGATGGCGGAAAACAACCAGGACCAGGTAGTCATTCTGAACCAGAAACTATCAGCGTTTGCCCCATCCATGCCCCACGCTGTGGGATCTGATGTAAATAAATAA